CTGCCTGCCTGCCTGCCTGCCTGCCTGCCTGCCTGCCTGCCTGCCTGCCTGCCTGCCTGCCTGCCTGCCTGCCTGCCTGCCTGCCTGCCTGCCTGCCTGCCTGCCTGCCTGCCTGCCCTCCGTCTACTGACCGAGTACCGCCTGCCCTACCGCGCAGCGCCTGCCCTACCGCGCAGCGCCAAGACCACTTGCGCAAGTGGGTTGGCAGTAGGACCCAAAACGTCGAAACATGGTTTACCCATGCGACCCTTGCGACCATAACCTAGGAATCTGGAATCTAGGACATATTGCAACGATTGTACCGCCGATTATCCTGGATTCTAGGATTCTAACCTCCGATTATCCGACTAACCGGCCTCGATACAATCGATTGTAGTGTCGGTCAGCATTGATTCCGCAATCAATCCGGTTGCAGTGATCCAGTTGTAGGGGTCCTAGGTTCCGATCATCCGGGTGGGTACCACCTGGGTGGGTTATACTATGTAGGATGGAACGAATTGTCCTATTGTCCTATGTCCATGCTGGTCTCAATCAGGTCGCTCTCAAAAATATTCTCAAATTTTATGGGACCCTAGGACTCAGTTTCCGGGTGTCCTAGGACCCAGTTTCCGGGTGTCCAAGGTTCTTTGATTTTAACATTAAAGTGTCCTAGGTTCCTACCAAAATTATCGGATTCTTGGACCAAAAATATTTTTTCAGAATTTTTGAACATTTTGGCCGCAATGTACGTATATTACAATGGGGCAGGTTGTATCGATTTTGTTGGCCAATAATCCGAGAATCAAAATGGAACGAGCCAAGCCAGGTGACCAGCAGTGCGAGCACGTAAACTGCAACGGCCAGTGTAACTTGAAGGCTGTCGATGGTGGCAATCGTTGCAGGGCACACGGAGGCAATAAACAGGAAAACTCGATAAAGGCAAAAGAGCTTCGCAATTACCGCTTGGCTCGATTTAATGCTAGAATAGGGGAGATGGGCAACTCAGACTACCTTTTGAACTTAAAGGACGAAGTCGGAGTTATGCGGTACATCCTCGAAGAGAAATTGAACGCCTGCCAGAACACGCAGGATTTGATTCTACAGTCAGGACCGCTCACTGACATGATCATGAAGATTGATCGTGTGGTGACAAGTTGTAGTAAGTTGGAAATGAAGCTGGGCAACTTCTTGGACCGTACCAAGATCACTAGCATGGCCCAAGTAATTGTGCAGATTATCACCAGACACGTCACGGACGAGACCGTTATAGAAGCAATTTCTGACGAGATCCTCGAAGCATTGGAAAACATCTAATGGGTAAGAATGCCGCAAAGTCCAAGACCCTCTGGGTCAACGTTATTATGATCGTGGCTGGAGCCCTCGGCGGCATCGCCGGGACCGAAGTCATCCAACAGAACCCGCAGATCGCAGGCTACTTCGTCTCGATCATGGGCGTTGTTAACGTCATCCTTCGCCTCATGACCAAAGAGCCGATTAAATGAGCGTTACGAAAACGAATCTAGCGTTGGTAGTGGGCCTGCTGGCTGCGTTGATTACGCCGCAGGCTATGGATATGAGCTTCGAGCCGCTTGCAGTGACCGCAAGCTCTGAAGGGATGCTCACTCTCACTGCCAACCACGACGTCTCTTGGTTGGTGCTGGAGGACGCTGAGTTCCAAGTCGTTGATCGTCAAATCGTCCTGTCACGCCCTGTACGAGTGGTCGCCATTTCATCCGGCGAGCATGTAATCTGGGACCCTAGGAACCCTGCTCCTGTCGTTCCGCCGGTAGTTCCTGATGTCATTCCTGTTCCGATGCCCCCAGTTGGCCAGCTTACTGTACTAATCGGTTCCTGGGTTCCTGCGTCCAACAACAGCGCAGCGGTCGCAGAGAATTTTGCGATGATCGCTAAGAAGATTGAAGCTGGAGAGCTTTCCAGTCCCGACATGATCATGGCGTCTTTAATTTACGCCAATCGCAAGGATCAAGTCGGTAAAGAGTGGGCCGAGTTCATCGCTAAAATCGCTGATCTGATGCGTCAACGTCAGGATTGGGATAAGATTTTCACCACTGCCTCTGAGGTATGCTATGAAGCGGCGAAGCTTTCTTAAGATTGCTGCAACGTCAGCGATCATACCGTTTGCACCCACCGGAGTAGAGAATGTCTACTCCGGTTGGGAACCGCCACAAAATGATTTCGGAATCAAACGATTCCCAGAGCAGATGGCCACGAAAGAGGCCATCTTGCTCTATAAGTTTTTGGAAGCTGCCACCCAACGCGTCTTCATTCCGCACAGCCAAGAGACCGTAGACTGTACCAGCCATGCGACTGCTTTGGCGATCGACATCGCGCAGTCCGTCCAAGTATCACTCGGCAACGATCGGTGGGTCAAGCCAATCGCTACTGAGCTACTTCACATTGGCGGCAGGGAAATCGTCGGCGGCAGACGCGGACGCCGCGGTGGGGTCGCGATCAGCGAAGCTGTGAAGTTTGCGTCCGACTACGGCAACCTGTTCCGAGTCATCTATCCCGGCTGGGATTTTACGGAGTATTCTCTCAGCAACATTAATTCGATCGATCAGAAATCAGTCAAAGAGCTGAAGCTGCTCTTGGAAGAAGCCAGCTTCCATCCCATTTTGGAAAGCTACCGCGTCAACAGCGCAGCCCAAGCGTACGCAGCACTCTCAAACTTCCACCCAGTCGTACTCGGCAGCAACACTGCCTTCGGTAAGACTCGCGACAATGATGGATTCGTCAGACCGACGCGTGGATCGTGGAGCCACGCCTGGACGCTGATCGGATTCGACACTCGATTCAAGAGGCCCGGAGCTTTGCTCATGTCGTCTTGGGGCAAGAACTGGGTCAATGGCCCAAAGCGCGATCAGCCTGACGGCAGTGTTTGGATTGATACCGAGGTACTGGACCGTATGATTGGAGAAGCTGTCGCAATCAAGAGTTTCAAAGGGTGGCGCCGATGATAAATTCAATAGGTCTTTTAGGGCTTAATACACACTACGATGACGCTGGCACCACGACAGTGTTCGCTGGAGCAGGCGCAGATCCTATTGTAGTTATCAGCGACACTCCGTACATCCGATTCGGTGATCTCTTGAATTACTCGGAGTTCGGGGCTGATGGTACGATCAAATTCGCGGGAGACGCAACCACGTGGGATGATGTAAGGGTACCGCTGTCAGCAACCAGAGTCGGCGCGGCTCAGGTTCCTGATTTCTCGCAGGTCGCTGACAACGGTTCAGGCAGCGTCGGCGTCTACGCCTTAATCTTCCCGGACAACACTTTGAAGCAAGTTTTCTTTGCGTTGCAGATGCCTCACAGCTATAAGCTGGAAAGTGACTTACATCCGCATATCCACTGGATGCCTCAGACTACGAATACCGGCACAGTGAATTGGGAACTTGAATACTCTATAATTAGCATCAACGGAACGTTGCCTAGTACAACTCTGGTAACGATACCACAAGAAGGTGCAGGCGCCGTCAACACCCACCAACTAGCTGAAAACGCTGACATTGACGGCACTGGTTTGGGTCTTAGTTCTATGCTGCTTGGTAGGATATCACGTAATGGCGGGGTTGGAGCTGACAACTTCACAGGTGACGCTGCGCTGTTGGAGTTTGATTTGCACTTTGAGCAGGACACTGTTGGCAGTCGCCAAGAAATCGTAAAGTAAGGACAATACTGTGGCGCGAGCATTTTACCCCGACGAAATCTGGGACGGAACTTCTAGGAATAGAAATTCTGATAATGGAACTACTAGAGGTCCAGACTGGCGGGATTGGGTACAGTGCATCTCTGAGGTCGCAGCCACGCAGCGTGAGGTAAATAAATTCGCGGGCGCTCACCCTGACTGGAGAAGTTTTAACTGGCCAGACACACAGGACGCGTTGGGCGCTGGCCACGGAGTGAATCATGCTAGAACCAAAGACACAATTTCTGAGTTTGGCAGTCTACCAGCACTTGCGCATAAATGGTGCAGTGGCGTAGTAGCACCAAACGGTATGATATATGCTTTTCCACGTGACAGCGGCGACATATTGAAAATTGATCCTAACACCGATACCGTGACTACTTTCGGTAGTCTAGGCGCGTCCGCCGCAAAATTCTCGGGCGCAGTGTTAGCCCAGAATGGTTATATCTATGGTATACCTCGTGACTCCACTTCGGTATTGAAACTTGACCCAGAAACGGATACTCTTACCTCTTTTGGTAGCCTGACAGGCGCTGACAAATGGTGGGGCGGCATCTTGGGCGCCGACGGTAAAATATACGGTATCCCATTTGATGCCACAGATATACTGAAGATCGATCCGGTTAGCGATACCGCGACAAGATTTGGTACTGTATCCAGCGACGCACTAAAGTGGCTTGGCGGAATTTTAGCACCAAACGGGCACATATACGGTGTGCCATACAACGCGACAAATATACTTAAGATCAATACCACTACGAATGCTATAACTACTTTCGGCAGTTTTTCAGGCAATTTTAAGTGGGAAAGTGGGTGCGTGGGAGCTAATGGAATGTTGTACTCTTCCCCTTTTCATTCCACTGAAGTTCTTGTTATCGACCCCAATAACGATTCAGCTTTTACATTCGGCAGCCTCACCGGTACGTCAAAATGGCATGGCGGCACTATGTCGCCTAACAGTTTTTTGTACTGCGCGCCATCATCAGCTACCTCAATCTTACGGATTGATCCAGCTACGAATAGCACAAGCACAATTGGTAGCTTATCAGCCGGCGACGGAAAATGGGTGGACTTGGTATTGGCCACAAACGGAAATATATACGGTATCCCAGGCACAGCTACTACGGTACTCAAGATATCTAATGATTTCGATGTAGAAATCAATTTCGCAGTATCTCCATACTTTAACAGTTTCTAGGTGTAACATGATTTTTGAAACAGCACTGGCCATTGCGGCCATTTCGACGACCATTTGCAAGAGTAGCTTGTTCAAACGTCTTCAAAAGTACAAGCTATTCCGGTGCCCGTACTGCCTGAACCACTGGTTGGCTTTCGCTTACGTTGGATACGAAGCGTTTGATCGTGGCATTAAGCCACTTGATTTTGTGACCAATAGTTTTTTGATTGTAACGTGTGCCTCGATTTGTGGTTACATATTGACCCTCTACCTCAAGGAGATTGACCGTGCGTAATCGACCCCGTTTTACCATCCCGAGAGTGGCCCATTGTAGTACAGGTTGCTGATGAACTTGGCTGAAGTTTTTCGTAACACGCTAGCTGTTGGCCTGAAGCGCAGCGCCATCACATCACCCTCTAAGTGGGCTACCACTTACAGGGTGATGTCTGGCCAGTTCGCTGGCATTTGGGACTGGGGACCATCTCCTTGGACCAAGGACATGCACGACTCGAAAGCCGGGATGAACATCGGCCAGAAGGCAGCACAGATGGGGTTCACGGAGACGGTCCTAAACATTACCTTTTACAAGATTGACATTGAAAACACAAACGTCCTGTATGTTCTCCCGACGAAGATGCCGGACGCCTCTGTTTTCTCGTCAGCACGTTTTGATTCTGCACTTGAATTGTCACCGCACCTGAGCGACTTGTTCTCAAAAGTCAAGAATGTTGACCATAAGATGGCTGGGTCGGTCAGTCTGTATGTGCGTGGATCGAATTCAAGGTCGGCGTTGAAGTCCATCCCTGTGGGCGTTATCATCTTTGACGAAGTCGACGAGATGAACCAGGACAACATACCATTGGCTGAGGCCCGTACTGACTTCCAAGAGAACCCAATTGTATGGAAAATTTCGACGCCGACTGTACCTAACACTAAGATCAATCTCCTCTTTAACAGCTCAACACAGGAGCACTTTTTCTTTAATTGTCCAAGGTGTGGGCAGAAAGAGGAGTTGGTCTTCCCGGACAACATCAATATAACAGCGGAACATAAGGATGACCCTAGGATCAAGGACACTCACCTTATTTGTTCTAAGACTAAGTTAGAACTACCCCATGAGACGAAGAGGGAATGGCTCTCGGTTGATAACACGATGTGGGTTCCTAAAACCCCCGATTTTGAGGCTCGTGGATTCCACATCAATCAACTTTATTCTATAGTCAAGCACCCTGACAAGGTCGCAGCGTCCTACCTGAGAGGCTTGGTCGACAAAGTATCAGAGCAAGAATTTTACAATTCACGTCTTGGGCTGCCGCACATCGTCGAAGGCGCACAAATCAACCTTGAACAGATAGAGAGACTTATTACTTCGCGGCGCAAGACTGACGCCCCGCCTGAAGGTGTTATTATTACGATGGGAGTTGATCAAGGTAATTGGCTTCATTACGAGATCGACGCTTGGCGATTCAAAACTCTGGGCCCCGATCTTAATATGTCTGCCGATTGCGAAGTATTGGCAGAGGGCAAATGTAAGCATTTCCACGAACTTGACGTACTGATGAAGCAGTGGCAGATACATGGGTGTGTCATTGATGCGCAGCCAGAGAAGCGTATGGCTTATGAGTTCGCAGTCCGTTTCTGGGGCTTTGTGAAACTATGCTATTACGCCCAAGGCCAAAGAGGGAAACGGATCTCTATGGGTACGGAGGAAGAGCATACGCTAGTGGTTGACCGCACCACGTGGTTGGATACCGCGTTGAATCGATTCCATACTCGTACCATCGATCTACCTCAAGGACTGTCGAAAGAGTACAAATCGCACATCCAGAATATCGTTCGACACTACAAACGCACAAATTCTGGAGACACAGTTGCAGAGTATGTAAACAATGGCGATGATCACTTTGCCCATGCACGTTGTTATTCAGAGATTGCCCTACCTTTGGCGGCGTCAATCCAGACCAATAAAGACATAAAGGTGTTCTTGTAATGAGCATAGCGCAGTCAACTCATCCAGATTATATGGCTCAGCTAAACAGTTGGCAGAAATATCGGCTCGTAGAGGCAGGCGGGGACGATTTTATCTCTGCGTACTTGGAATCTTATTCTGACCGCGAGAGCTCAGAAGATTTTAACACCAGGTCGACGATTACGCCGGTACCGGGGTTTGCTGCAGGTGCTGTCAATGACATCAAAAATTCTATCTACCTCAGGATGAGTGGGATCACGCGCGACGGCGGTAGCGACGAATACCACCGCGCCATGAAAGGTCAAGACGGCGGCGTCGATCTTCTTGGTGCTACGATCAATTATTTTATCGGCAATAAAGTGCTGTCTGAGTTGCTGTTCATGGGAAAAGTCGGCGTCTATGTTGATATGCCAAATCTGACTGGCATGAGTACACTTAGTCAGACTAAGGATCTCCACCCATACTATTATACCTACGCGGCTGAGGACATCCTTAATTGGCGTATGGCACACAACGGCACGTTCCTTGAGTTTGAGGCACTGCTTCTTAGAGAAAAAGTACTCACGTACAATCTTTTCGGTCTTCCGGACACAGACTACACTCGCTACCGGCTGCTGACTGTGGAAGACGGCCAAGTGATGGTGAGATTCTTCAATGATAGTTCAGAGCCAATTGATATTAACGGCGACGCGGGCGAAGATCCAATTCCACTCGGAATCACAAGGATTCCTTTTGTGTTAATGGAGCTGAATCGCTCCCTTTTGACAGACATAGCGAATCACCAGATTGCTTTGTTGAACTTGGAAAGCAGTGATGTAGCTTACTCGCTGAAAGCTAACTTCCCGTTCTACATCGAGCAGCAGGATCGTATGTCATCTGCGCATCTGAAGAGTGACACCTCGGACGGTGAAGATGCCCATGAGGTAGTTGTCGGCGGAACCACAGGACGCACGTACTCGAAAGATACTGATCAACCTGCATTTATTAACCCGTCGTCGGAGCCTCTACAGGCATCCATGGCAAAGCAGAAGCAACTGAAAGAGGACATTAGGACCCTTGTCAATCTGACGCTTAGCTCCATTCAACCGAAGTACGCGTCAGGAACCTCAAAATCATTGGATGAGAGAGGCTTAGAGAGTGGGCTGTCCTTTATTGGATTGATTCTAGAACATGCCGAACGGCAGTTAGCATCGTACTTCAATGAGTATGAAGACAGCGATGAGACGGTCACGATCAAGTACCCAGAGCAGTACGCACTGAAAACTGATTCCGATCGGCTGAAGGAAGCACAAGATGCGTATGATGTTATGATCAAATTGCCGACTGAGAAGGCACAACGCGAGATGCTGAAGCAAATTGCACGTGGCCTATTGGAAGCCAAGATCTCTCACGAAGATATGGCTGAGATCATTGGACAGATCGAGACCGCTGAGTATCTTTCGTCGGAGCCTGAAGTGATCTATGGTGACCTAGAGAAGGGTCTAGTATCGACAATGACGGCGTCGACAGCTCGCGGGTACAATGCTGAGAAAGAGGTCACGCAAGCTAAAGTAGATCACGCAGAAAGAATTTTGAGAATCAAAAACGCACAATCTAACGATGGTGCTCGCGGTGTTGGGGATCTGGACGCCTCACCTGAGGAAAGTGCTAAAAGTGAAAAAGTGGAGAGTCAGAACCCTGACCTCCAAGGTGACACCAAGAAACCCGTACGACAAGAGGAGAAATAATGGGACAAGTAGCAGGTTTTCCAGGAGCAATTTGGGACGGTGACTCAGGCAATCGTGACAGCGATGATGCTCCGCAGATGTCGCCGGACTGGCGAGATTGGAATCGCATGGTCGCAGAGGTGGCAGCAGCACAGACGCGCGTCAATAACAACGCTTCTGGTATCGACGATGACACGCTTGACAGCGTCGGCACTGTGGCTACTAAGACCGGCTTGACTGTTGTTGAGAAGGGCAATGGTGGGATTCACAAGACCATCCTCACGATGACAGAAATGTCCGTGGCCACTACCGACGGCAGTACACCGGCCACTGACGGCGCATGGTTCACCCAACCTCTTTATGTGTTTCCCACGGGGCGGATTATGTTGCTTGGCCAGCACATCCAATTCCCGTTGGGTCTCTTGGAAGCGGTCACCGGAGGCGGTACTGGCCTGAGTGACACCGCTGATTTTGAAATCGGAGTGGGATCAGTGGCCGCTGCTAACGCCAGTTCTTTCGATCTGAACGCTGGCGACGAGGAAGACATCATTACGGCTATTGTCGTCGCTTTGACTGGTGGAACGTCGGCAGCTATCGAGACTGGTATGGGCACTGGCGCCCTAGCAGCGATCGACGGTACCGGTGGCAGTTACACTGCACGGCTCAACATGCGAACTGTTGACGACGCTGATCACGGAACCGTGGCCGACGCACTTTTGTGTACTGGCGTCTGCACGTTTGTATGGACAATGCTGGGAGACGACTAAGCATGGGCCACAACGCTTACCCTAATTCGGTATGGGATGGTAGCAGCCCTACTAGGGATGCCGCTTTAGGTGTCAGGCGTGAAGCTGACAAGTCTGATTATGATCAAATTGTATCTGAAATTGCAGCTATGCAGACTTATTTGGGTGCGCAAGGCGAAGTAGCTGGCAGCATTCCTGCTAATGATTCGGGACTTGAAATAGACAGGAATAGTCTTGCCAAGTATCAATCTACCCATATTAAATTAACCAATGTTGTTGTTCCCTTGGCGGACGGCCCTCCAGGCCCCGCCTACGGGAGCAGATTGATTTGGGAATTTGGGAGCACACCTGCTATTACGCAGGCTGCTGGTGTATCTTTAACTATAACAAAAAGTTCAGCAGGCGTTGATGCCGATTGGGATGGTGACATTTCTATGGGTACTGCGCCGGCTAACGGTGCTGATGGATTAACCGCGACTGAAGCCGATATATTTACGTCCATAGTTACCCCGAAGGCAGTATTGGGTGTAACTTCGGTCGGAAATCTCGAACTTAAGTCGGAGAGATTTTCAGGTCTTACAGGGCCACACAAAGTATATCTAAATTTGATTGTAGATCTTAATGATCATAGTGTCCCTACTCCGCCTTGTGATTTAATTCTGAACGGTTTTGTTATACTACTTTGGCTCCCTGTTGAGGTGTAAGACATGGCAAACTACGGCACTAGAGCAGATGGCGACACGTATTTTCGGAACAAGTTGCACAATCAAACTTGGTTCGATGCCACGCCGGACGAGCGAGTAATCGCTTTGACTGAGGCATCCATGCGTATTGATCGCCTACGTTTTAGTGGCGCCTTGGTTGACGACGATCAGGAACTTGAATTCCCTCGGTACTACGGTGACGATGTTGAGGGTGATGAGGAAGTTCCTGAAGACATAGAGAATGCAACTTACGAATTGGCTTTTTCGCTACTTGACGGTATTGATCCTGATATGGAAGTTGAGAATTTGAATTCGACATCTCACACATATGCAGGCATCCGGACTAATAGATACCCTCTGGATACAATCCCGCATATAGTGGCCGGCATTCCGAATTTGACCGCGTGGCGGTTTCTGATGCCTTATCTAGCAACATCGAGAACGTTGAAAATCAATCGCGCATAGTCAGGACCGTGCTGACTTTGTGTTTGCAACTTTCACGGGCCAGGAGAGTTTTAATGCTCCGTTTTCTGAGATCCAAGGCTTTGATTCTGAAATTTGATGGCGCCGGTGACGGCGGTGATGATCCTGAGGGCGATGGTGGTGCGGCGGCCGCTGCCGCCACGGCTGCTGCCGCGGCCGCTTCTGCTGCTGGAGAAAAGACGTTCACCCAGGAACAAGTCAACACGTTTGTTGCTGAAGAGAAAAGGAAAGCTCAAGAGAAGAACAAGCAGTTGGCTACGCAGCTAGGCGAGTTGCGTAAGAACAGCGCACTCTCACAGGAGGAACGAGACTCTTTGCAGGGTCAGATTGAGAACCTCCAATCGCAGTATATGACGGCTGAAGAGAAAGCCAAGATCCAGGAAGACAAGTTGCGAAAAACGTATGATGCAGAGTTGGTTGACACCAAGAGTGAACGAGATTCTTGGCGAGACAAACACTCTGAATTGATGATCGAAACTGAAGTTACCAGAGCAGCGAGCCTCAATAAGGCGATCGCTGTGGAACAAATTGCCGCGCTCTTAACACCAAAAACAAAATTGGTGGAAAAACTGGATGACGAAGGCAGGCCCACGGGCACCTTCGAGCCTCGTGTCAAATTCGCGGATACCGATAAGAACGATAAACCGATTGTGCTGGATATCACAGTCCCTGAGGCTGTTAAGCGGATGCGTGAACTCGATCGATATGCGAATCTTTTTGAAGAAACCAAGAAGAGTGGGATAGGTGGCACGGGTAGCTACAAGTCAGGGAAGACGCCAAATATAGTAAAGATTGCCGAGAATGATCCGAAGGAATACCGTAGACTACGTAAAGAAAAACCGGAACTACTTTACGGGCGACAATAGACGGGAACCAATCCGGGTTCTGTAAATCTGAACATACTCCATGGAGACACAAATGAACTTTCTTCCGAAAGTTAGCCGACTTTACTTCACCAACGATTTTGACACGGACGATCGCGCTTGGAATCCCATCGTTTGGGCTCAAGAGACTCTGGCTATTCTCGAAGAGAACATGGTCATCGGCCAGTTGGTGCATACCGATTTTTCTGAAGAGATCGCCAGCTTTGGCGACGTAGTCAATACCCGTAAGCCTGGTGAGTTTGAGGCTGAGCGTAAAGACGTCAATGACGATGTTACGGTCCAGGACGCGACTGCAGTCAATGTCCCGGTGAAGCTCGACCAGCACATCCACACATCCTTCCTAATTCGGGATGGTGAGGAGAGCAAGAGTTTTGCTGATCTTGTCACACAGTACCTCGGCCCGGCAGGCACGGCGTTGGCACGTTCCATCGATCGAATTCTGCTCGGTCAGGTCTATCAGTTCCTCGATAACTCCGCTGGCCAACTTGGTCAGGTGAGTGACACTGTGGTCAAGGGGTACATCCTTGATACTCGTGAGATTATGAACCGGAACAACGCTTGGATGTCCGGACGGAATTTGATCGTAGCACCAGGTACCGAAACCGAGATGTTGAAGTTGGACACCTTCACCGAGGCCAATAAGGTCGGTGACGATGGAACGGCTTTGCGCGAGGCTTCTATCGGGCGTAAGCTTGGGTTCGACATTTTCATGTGTCAGAATGTGCCTGATCCAACGACCGCGGTCAGCACTCTTCACGCTGATGAGCTGGGTACCGGTGGGTCCAAGGGCGATCTCATATGGGCCGTCGACGACGGGACCATCTGTACAGCGGGACAGTACGTCATAATCGAAGGAGACCTGCAGCCTTTCCGGATCACGGCGATCAACACGAACAATTGGACTATGGATCGCCCTCTGCGTACGGACATTGCAGTTGGAACTTCGGACATCACTGAGTTTCTTACCAACACTGTTGATCTGGCTGGGCACGCGGGTGTCACGTCTTACCCGACTGGCTATGCCAAGCGCATCAAGATTGATGATGATAGCAGCACTACTGCTGTTCCCATTCAAGGGCAATTGGTTTCTTTTTCGTCCGGTGCTACTCTGCGATCTGGCGAGTACAGAATCATCCGCGTGATCTTGGATGGTAGTGATTACTACGTCCTACTTGATCGTCCGCTTGATGCTGCTTTGTCGGATAATGACATTGTCAATTATGGCCCGAACGGCGACTACAACTTTGCGTTCCATCGCAATGCTTTGTCGCTCGTGTCGCGACCGTTGGCGCAGCCGCGGGGTGGAACTGGCGCGCTCAGTGGCGTGGCCAACTTCAATGACATGTCCGTTCGTGTCACCATCACGTACAATGGTACGTCACAGGGACATCTCGTGACGTTGGACATTTTGGCTGGTGTCAAGGTTCTTGACGAGGACTTGGGCGCAGTCATGCTTGGTTAAAGTTACCATTACCCGAGTCCCAATTTGGGACTCGGGATCTGGTAACTTTAACAAGGAGAGCGATATGGATGGCCTAGCTGCCTTAGCCGGCGAACTGAAGCAAATCAGAGAGAAATTGGACGTCATCGTATTAGCAGTAGTTGGTGATCCCTCGGACCCTAGTAAGCCAGGCGTTCTTCTGAGACTCGATCGACTTGAGCAATCTAATCCTAAGGATGTCAGCACTCGATTAGACAGACTTGAGCAAGCAAATGGTAGGAACAACAAGGTTTTTTGGCTCATGGCCACAGGCATCGCTGCTGCTGTCGGCAGTATAGCTCTTCAATTTTTCAGATGATACAACCGCGACGAAAAGCAACACGGCACATCCGCAAGGTTCTGTACTCCTTGAAAAAGGAATATGGCTTCGAGGTCACGTTCTATAACGTGACTTCAGAGGACGTGGACTATAAGACTGGCGTTCGTGATAACGTCACAGATTACTTGAACGTCCGTAAAGTGATAATTCTGCCACGCAATCTTACGCAAAAGTTCGAGTTTGACTTAGCGTATATTGCCGCTGGAAAGAATATGACTTACGGCGGTCTCTATAATACTGGTACACGTAAGCTGATTGTAGATCGTAGGGATGTCGGTGATTTTGAAATCAAAGTAGATGGCTACTTCACCTGGGAGAACCAACGTTACCAGATTGCTGAAGTCGAAGACTTTGAATTGAATACCGGGTGGTTGATTGTGGGTCGTGTAATGGAAGGTGCTGTACGGAATAAGATTGTGGATTTGAAAGCTGAATCACCACTAACATTCTCACAAGAAATTGGAGTTGCATAATGGAACTCGTTCCCCTGAAAGTCAAGATCGGTCTCAAGAATGGCGGCGGGCACCAGTTCCCGGACTTTAACACTCTAGCTCCGGCTGTGCGTGACAGCATGGATTGGTCACATTTCGTCGACAAGTTTGGCGGTTGGCACTACGATAAGGTTGCGGGGCATCACGACGACGATACCGAGAATGACAGTCCTACAGGCATCTGGATTGGTATGCTCATGGTACCTGAAGACTTCGCTAATGCCGCTGTCGCAGCATTTCCATCGGTGTGCCACGTATGTACGGAAACGGATTGCGCTGATTTCTATAATGACCGCGCGCATAAGCATGAGCCAGCTATTAGAGAGGACAAGGAAGTTCTGCAAGCCATTCAGGCCAAACGCGCTCTGGGACTAGAAGAAGATGAAGGCGACGTCAACGCCATGGACCCTGAACACCCGGCTATGGGACGCCGCCGTAACAAGTTGAACACTTTCGAGGACTTCAAGGCTCAGAAGGGAATCACGGTTAAGCAATGAGCAGTGTTTACGTAACAGTTCCGAACGGTAAAGGGTGGCTGCATAAGCATGTCCACTTTGCGATCTGTCGTATCCTTTCGGATAACCGCTATAGGGTGCGCCATGACTGTCCCACTCATAGCCCTTACGTAAATAATTTACACCATTGTATGCACGATTTCCTGAAGGGTGGAGAGGATTATTGGCTTTCAATGGATGACGACAATCCTCCGGTTAACAATCCTCTAGATTTGGTGGAATTTGATTGCGACTTGATTGGCCTGCCGACACCTGTCTGGCATAACTCCACACCAGGTGACCGCCCTTGGTACTTTAACGCGTTAGACGCTGTCGGTGACGCGTATAAGCCGCATGAGTCCTGCAACGGATTGCAGGAAGTGGACGCAATTGGTAGCGGATGTTTTATTGTAAGCCGTAGGGTGATGTTGAAATTAAAGGATCAACAGCCGTTCATGCGCACGTGGAACCCTGATGGTACTGTCGAAGTTGGCGGAGATTATTCATTTTGTCGTAAGGTCAAAGCCGCTGATTTCAGGATCTGGGCGCATTACGATTATCCTTGTCGCCATTTCAATGAGTTGGACCTAATCGAAATGCTCCAAGCGGTACAAGGAATTAAGTAATGGCTAACACACCTTGGTGCGGTTTTCAAGGCGATAAACTGTATTTGCAGAGTGGCCAATTTACGTCTACACTCAAGACTAGTGAATTTATTGGTGGATTAGATCTATCCCCTGAAGGCATAACGTGGGATGGCACTAACACTCCTTGGGCCGGGGACTACACTAGCAAACTCTATTTGACTTCAGGTCAATTTACGTCAACTATAAAATCAAGTAGAGATATCGATGGCATAAATACCACGCATAAAGGAATATCTTGGGATGGTACTGATACTCCATGGCTTGGAATAGCCCTCGATGTAACATTGTACCTTCAATCAGGTCAATTTACATCTACAGTTAAGACCAGTGTGAGTGTACAATCTATTGAAATAAGCGCATCTGGTGTGTCATTTGATGGCACGAATACTCCTTGGTGTGGCTACGCCGACGGTAAGTTATACTTGACTTCCGGGCAATTCACGTCCACTATCAAAACTAGCCAGGCCATCGGAGCCATAGACTCACGTATAGAAGATATATCTTGGGACGGAACAAATACTCCGTGGGGCGGAACAAATGATGATAAGCTGTATTTGACCTCAGGTCAATTCACGTCGACTATAAAGACCAGTGAATACATTGACAGTATTGACTCATTTATATCTGGCATTTGTACTAATGACGTAGAAGGCCGGATAGGTCCGCAAATTGTAATTCTTGAAAAGGCGGCTGAGTCCACAGTTACGTTCGCGCACGCTGCTGTATCTCAAAAAATAATGGTACTTACAGCAGCCTCTGCTGTAACGTTCACACAGTCCAATTTCGGTATAAAGATTTTTGAGTCTATCGCTACGTCTACTATAACTTTTATACAGAGTGCAAATAATAACACAATATACGCGGCAGAATCAACATCGACTATCAATTACACGCAGGAAGCTACAGCATCCCGCGTGTTCACACTAAATGCATTATCGCTACTCGCATTTTTACAAACAAATATACCCGACGTAGCCATCCATGTTACTGCGGCCAGCACTCTAGTATTCACACAAATAGCCAGCGCCAGCCACCTAGTATGCTCGGATCGACCACACACGGCTCGGTGGATAAAGGCTTCTTGTAGCGAGTATTTTAGACAATTCGCGTCAGACAATGAGATCCATTTCTTCGCTGAAGGAACCTATCGATTTACTCCTGAGTACCAAAAGTACATTGAATTTCGTATGGATGGGCCGCAAGCCACCGAGCTAAGCAAAGGCTATTGGAAACTTGAGGTTGAAATCAATATCTTATGGGGGTACAATCAGGACCACGACTTCCACGGACCAGAACGTCTCAAGGGTCTGATCATGGAAGCTATGGACGAAATTTGTGTGTACCGTTATGGCGACGGACAGTGTGATGAGCAGACTCTAGTTGGTCAATTGCGAAGAGTACATGATAAACGTAATGCTACCCGCGTTAGCGATTTTGGTCAGATTCGGCAGGATGTTAGAATGATGCAAGGAACAATTGAGTGTACGTATCGAATGTTCGTAACCGAATGAGGGCGGGTAAACTCTCAGCAATCCTAGGTAATTCAACTCCGGAGATCAAGATGAATAGTTTTCTCAGGTCAGAGCCACAGCTTCTGTGCTTCGCTCCGATTGACTTGAAGCAGGCGGATCTTTACATCCGCGACGGTTTCGATAATGGCACGAACACGCCTACTACAGGTTCTGTGGAGCCGGTTGGCGAATCGATCATCGCCATCAGTAATATGGACGATGTTGTGCCAGTTGGTGCTACAGTCAAATTTGGAAGTGATGACACTGAGTACACTGTTTCGGCCAAGGTCGATAGCGGTGGAACGAATGAGGAGCAGATCATCCAGATTGATGACGCTACGAGCGGAGGAACTTTCAATCTGCAATTCGGCGGTGAAGACACCGGCACCATTGCCTACGGCGCCAGCGCTGCGACGGTTCAAGCATCGCTTGAGGCCCTCAGCACGATCGGAACCGGTAAGGTTACGGTCGCAGGTGCGAGTCCTGAGTGGACTGTCACGTTCATCAGTACGTTTGCTGCGACTGATGTTGCACTCATTACTGGCGACGGTACTCTCCTTACTGGCGGTGATCTCACTGATGTAGACGTCACTGAGACGACCACAGGCGTGGCGGCCGTCAACGAGGAGCAGACTCTTACGGTCACAGGTACGCCAACTGGTGGTGGCTCGGTAATTAGTTACGGCGGCGACTCAACCGAAGAGATACCGCACGACTCCACGGCTGCGGAGATTGAGCTTTATCTTGAGGCGATGGATTCCATTCCGCAAGATGAGGCCACATGCGCTGGCGGTCCTTGGCCAGGTTCAGCGGTCACTGTTACCTTCAGTGGTACGCTCGGCGAGCAAGATGTCACGATGATGACTAATGTCGATAACTTCAGTGGTGGCACTGGGCCTGCGCTGGCTATCACTGAGACGGATCCAGGTATTGCGCCCGTGGACGAAATCCAGACGGTGCGCATCAATAGCAGCGTCACTGGCGGTACGTTCACGTTGACTTACTCTGGGCAGACTACGTCTCCCGGTATCGCGCCGGATGCCACGGCTGCGCAGGTTAAAGCGGCTCTTGAGGCGTTGAGTAATATCACCCCAGGTGATTTGACGGTGACTGGAGGTCAGGGTCCGAAAAAGGATTGGATCGTAGAATTTGGCGGCACCCTTGCTGCTACTGACGTCGCTGCGATGACCGGAACTGGCGCGAGCCTTACTGGTGGCAGTGCTGCGACTGTTTCTACTTGGGAGTCTGTCAAAGGTGTGACTGCTACTGGTAGTTCGCAGATCACGGTTAGTCCTGTACTTGCCGTAGCCACGGCCGTTAGTGGTTCGGTTACGTTTAACGGGCGTAAGTTGGAAATCAAAATCGGCGAAGGTAACTTGACTTTCACTGAGAACACGCCGCATGATTACATCCTCGATCGAGGTCTGCTGGACACTGTGCGTCTGGCGGACCAAGAGCCGATGGATGTGTCTTTCGAGTTTACTTGGGAATTCTTGAGCGCGGTCAGTGCTTCTGGTACGCCGACGATCAAGGAAGCTCTCAAGCAGACTGGCGAGGCTTCTGATTGGGAGACTTCTTCGTCTGATCCTTGCGAGCCGTACTGTGTTGATATTGAAGTCAACTACGACCCAGGTTGTGGTGGCGACAATACTGAGCTAATCGTGTTGCAGCAATTCCGGCCGAACACTCTTGAGCACAATCTGCGTGACTCACAAGTCTCGGCGTCTGGACAGTGCAACGTTACTGGTGCTGTTGAAACCCGCGGAGCCTGAGTAAATGAAACTCAACGGTAAGAAAATTGAAGGTCCTAACGAAGTTACGATTGTGATCCCGCGCGGATCGGGCGAGGACATTGTTCTTAAAGCCCGTGCCGTGTTGGATTTGGATGATTTCGAGGAGATGTGTCCTCTCCCCACGCCGCCTTCCCGCCGGATGGCTGGAGGCGCGGATGTGCCCAACTTGAAGGATCAAGGATATGTGGCATCGCTTCAACGTCGGTCAGTCATGCGTCTGAATTATATTGTGCTGGCGTCGTTGGAAGCCACGGAAGGACTGGAGTGGGAGACCGTTGACCTCTCGGATTCCAATACGTGGGATAATTTTAACACTGAATTGAAGTCCGCAGGCTTTAGTCCGATTGAAATTCAGCGGATTGTTGCCGACGTAATCAATGTGAACGCGTTGGATGAAGCTAAGATTGAAGCAGCGAGGCAACGTTTTTTACTAGCAGCCCAGGAAGCACACGTCGTCTAATTCTACCGAAAGGACGAACTGCATTGTACGCCATTTGGAAAGCATGCGATCGTTTTGGGGTAATGCCTCCAGGCGTAAAACCAACTTCCTGGGATGACAATAATGTTGTTGCTCAAGCAGAAATGTTAGCTTACTCGCAGATACGTGAAGTAGAACATATTGGCTGCCCAATGTTATGAAGTTCACCGGATCGTTCATAGGGTTGACGCTCGACCACCAGGATACTCTCAAAGCTCTGGAAGAGCATCTAGTAAGCGAGTTACATCGCTGTACAGACGCTTGGATTCAAGAGATTGCGGGGCCTGGTGGCCGGGTTCCCCTATGGTCCGGAATGGCGCGTGCTTCCTTAATGGAAGTCAGTCAATTGGTGAACAGCCAGATTGTGATTTCACCATTAAAAGCGCCCAGTAGGGTATCAGAAGGTGCTCAACTCGGCACAGCCGAACAAACAATACGACCAGATCTCTACCAGATAGAAATTATTACTGACGTAGAACACTGGAACATCCAAGAATACGAAAGAGTGTCAAAGGGCGGCAGCAAAACAGCCCCGTGGCGTGCATTAGAGTTCGCATCAGCCGCGTTTCTTGCGTGTGCGGCGACAGTGTCATTACCAGTCCCGGTGTTCAAACCCTTTGTAAGGAAGGTGTAACATGGCTGACGCTCACCATACAGTCTTAGGTTTTGATGCTAGTCAGGCGATTAGTACCCTATCGAGATTGGAACAAGCCACGACATCGTACGCCGCAGGCGTCGATATCGCCACTGGTTCTATCATAAATTATAATCGGGTAGCTAAACAAACTGACGCTGGCTTAAAGAAGAACGCCGCCAATATGAGTCTTGTCTCGCAGTCTATGAATGACTTTGGTAAGACCGCTTCAAAACTACCACCGTCACACCCGGTCTCGCAAGCACTCAGGACCCTAGACGCGGACGCCAAGAAGGCATCACAAAGCCTAACGCTTACATGGAAAAGTATGGCCAGGATCTTCACGATTCAGGCTTTGCACGGAGCGATTTCAAAATTAACTTCCCTTCTCAGTGAGTCAGTTGAGGAAGCTCGCGCCTTTGGCATCGCCATTGCGGAAGTCGAGACGATCGCAGGTCCACTAGGTCTAACTTTCGAGCAGCTTGCTGAGCAAGCTCGCGGTGTGGCTGAAGCCATCGGCGCACCACTTGACGTTGTCGCTGAAGCGCAGTACCAATTGTACTCGAATCAGGTAGGTGGCGCGGTAGAAAGTACACTAGCTTTGGAATCCGCCAGTAAGTTATCTATCGCTGCCGTCACTTCACTCAATGACGCGGTTGCCGTAACCACCGGGGTCATGAACTCGTATGGTATGTCGGCAGCTAGGGCAGAGGAAATCTCGGCCAAGCTGTTCCGTACTGTCGAGCTAGGGCGTGTTCGGGCCGCAGAACTGGCTAATACTCTCGGCCGAACGACAGTCATTGCAGCGCAGCTAGGCGTAAGCTACGAGGAAGTTTTAACATCAATCGCTACTATGACTATCCAAGGACAGAAAGCGTCCGATGCCCAGACGCGATTGACTCAAGTGATGCTAAAATTGATCAAGCCTACGGACGCAATGAAGGAAGCGTTCCGAGAACTCGGAATAGTATCAGCAGAGGCTGGTATTCAAGCATTTGGCTTCCAAGGTTTTCTTGAGAAGTTACGTGAGACTACGGACGGTTCGGTAACTGAGTTCGCTCAACTGTTCGGGCGGGTACGTGCTACTGCTGGTGCTCTGGGTCTCACTGGTAAAGCCGCCGAGCGTTACCGAGAAAATCTGGAGAAGATTAACGCTACGACCACAGAGTTGCTCGACCAAAAGGTTGAAATCATTATGCAAACTAATGCTAAGCAAGTTGAGAAGGAACTTAATGCTTTGCACGTCAACACTATCGTGAATTTTGGGACCGGGCTAAATGACTTGCTCGCTAGTATATTTCAATTCTTTGGCGGCGCTGTTAAGACAATTAACAGCTTAGCAATAGCTGCCGGAGCCGCCGGAGTAGCCTTCCTACTGATGCGAGCACATGCTATCGCTGCGGCCACGTCCACCGTAACAGGTATGGCTGCCGCCAGAGCGGCAACAGTGGGTCTGTTATCATCGATGAAGGCTTTGGCTCTTGGTCCGGCAGGAATAGCTATTGCCGTAGGTGCAGCTACAGCACTGATCATAGGCTATTTTAGCGAAACACAGGCGGAAGCTAACAAGACTCTTGATCTGCTGAAAGAATTCCGTGAAAAGGAATTGTCAGCACAGCTTAGGGCGCAGGATAAGGCGTTCAAGGCCAGACAGAAGAACAACAACAAAATTATTTCTGAAACTCAGAGATGGTTGACTGGCATTGTCAAACTGCAGGAAATAGCTACTGAAAAAGCTTCAGATCTTGAGCAGCGTGCAACAGAATCACTTAATAATCAGCTTAGTAATCGTGCCAGCGCTTTACAGTCTTACGTTGGCAGTATAATCAATCTTGCGGACACTCTTGATTCTAGACTCAAAAAATTGGATGAGTCCTCACAGGAAGTCGCTCGCAACATTGAAGACTTCCAATTCGGTCGCGGTCTTAGAGACTTGAATGACGTCCAAAAAATCTACGCCCTGATCAATAAGGCACAAGATCTACGAAAACAAAGCACTGCCGCTATCCGTAGAGGAGAAAACGAACTTGCAGAATCCTTGGCCCAGCAATCCCAAGATTACGCTACGCAAGGATTGCAGATCGCTGATAATACTAAGAATAGAGCGAGTATAATTAAAGCCGAGCATGAAGTTTTGCTGTCAATGGGGCAGCAGCAGACCTTGAATTTCGCTATGGCAAAGCAGGAGGAAGCTCGTAAGAAATTAGCTGAGGAACAGCTTCCGGCACTGCTCGCGCAATCCAATCAGCTTGGTCAACTGATAGATAAGCTGAAGCAGACTGAGATTGAAATCAAGAAGGGCGGTAAGTCCGAGAAAGAGATCCAAGAGACGCTAGCAAAACGACTTAGCATCACTAAAGAGATTGAGCAAGTACAGGCTCAGATAGCTAAAGGTGCTGATGTAGCCGCTGAACTTGGTCTTGAGGACCAACTCGATGCGGCCCTAAAAGCCGTGCGTGAAGGTATTACTGGCCAAGAGATGAATCTCTCTGAGATTATTACTTTTGAGGCTGAAGCCATTGTTAGCGCATTGAATCTAGAATTAAATAAGATTGATGCCGCGCGTCTGACTAAGTTAGAGATTGCGTTTGAAGTCAAAGGTGCTGCGGACGTGGCAGCAGCGTTGACACAGCAGCCTGCCATCTTGGAAGCCGCTAATGAGCAATTAGAGAAAAATAGAGTTCTGGCATCTGAAGTGCGCTCGGTATACGTTGATATTCTCGGTGACATGGTTGACTTAGAAACTGCCTTAGACAGTGATACAGACGCCGCTGTGCGGATGTTAAATAGATTCAAAGAGATATCTGATAGTACAGCTAAATTGATCCAGGACTTACCGACAGTTGCCGGAGCCTTAGGAGGACCGGCCGCTGAAGAGGGTATTAAGAAACTAGAAGCTATGGCAGCAGCGTTTAAGAGAGCGGGTGACATTAAATCTGCGTCAGTGGTGTCCGACGCAGCCATAAGACTCCAGGAAGCGCTAACCAAGTTTTCACAAATCCAAATTTCAACTGAAGGTATGGAAGCCAATCAGAGAATACGCGATGTCGGTGAAGCTGCACAAGAGTCAGGGACTCAAACTGACTCCGCGACTACGTCGATTAACGACAACCTAAGCAGCATAACACAAAATGCGATTCGTGCCGCGAATGCGTTGGCACTAGTACGTCTTGGCTCTGCAGGTAGCGCTCAGACCGTGGCGCACGGTGCGTTGTACTTAGCTGGCGGAGGTTTTACTCCGCGCGGCACGGATAGAATTGCAGCTATGCTATCTAGGGGAGAATCTGTAAATACGTCGGACTCCACAAGGCAGTTCGCTTCGCAAATTCAAGCAATGAACGCTGGCGTTACGCCAGTATATCGTGATGCTGGTGGAACTGTTTCAGTTGGCGATGTGAACATTAGTGTGCAGGGTGCACCCACACCGCAACAGACTGCGCGGGAAGTAATGACCGCTTTCAGACGTGAAATGCGGCGTAAAACATCATCTTTCTAGAAAGGTAATCTAATGGAGCCAGGTAGTAACCTTCAGTTTACGGGTCGATTTGTTGTTGAGCACTGGAGGGATGGAAAGCATATTGCAACTCACGAGTTGCAAAATGGTGTCACAATCGAGGGTAAGAACTTCAATTTGGACGTGTACTTTCACGGTACGACGGCTGCGCCTACGTGGTGGCTCGGACTGATTGATAATGATAGTTACGTGGCGCTTGCCGAGGGTGACACATACGATGACATTGACCAAGCCGGTAACGGCTGGGACGAATATCAGGACTACACTGACGCCAACAACACTGATAGTACTACTACGCGTCCTGAGTTCATAGAAAATGCTGCGTCCGCTAAGTCGATCACCAACGGCACACAGGCAATCTACGATATCGTAGCGCCTGGCGGTACTGTCAAGGGTATCTTTGCCGTTGGTCTTGGCGCTAATGCTGACCTAAAGGGCGACCACGCCAACGATGGAAAACTGTGGGCCACGGCCCTCTTCACTGGCGGCGACGTCGTTGTTGCGACCAGCGATCAATTGAAGGTCACGTACACCGTAAGCACCTAAACCCCTGAGCAGGTGCGTGAGGAATGGACTCCTCATGTAACCTGATTTTAGAATCATGGCAGAACATACACCTTGGGCTGGCGAACAAGCTGACAAACTCTATCTTCAGAGTGGCGAATTTACGTCCACTCTGAAAACTAGCCAGTATGTAGGCGGCATTGACTTCTTTATTTATGGTATCTCGTGGGACGGACAGAATACTCCTTGGATAGGTGACCAGTCTAACAAACTTTATCTTCAGAGTGGCCAATTTACGTCCACCTTGAAGACTAGCGAGTCTGTTGCCATAATAGACGGTACACCATTTGGTATCTCATGGGACGGACAGAATACTCCTTGGGCAGGACTCGCTGCAGATAAATTGTATCTTCAGAGCGGTCAATTTACGTCCACTCTAAAAACTAGTAAGTCTACGGGTGGCCAAAATACTGACGTGTCATCAGACGGCACAGATACACCGTGGTCAGGCGGGACACCTGATAGATTGTATCTTCAGAGCGGCCAATTTACATCTACTATTAAAACTAGCCAGGATGTATCGGGCGTCGATAATGCGCCTCAAGGTATATCATGGAACGGAACCGACACTCCTTGGATCGGGTCAGGCGCTGACAAATTGTATCTTCAGAGCGGCCAATTTACAGCCACTATTAAAACCAGCGAGTACATTGGCGGTATTGATTTAGTACCTATAGGAGTATGTACGACTAACGTTGTCAGTCGTCTAGGACTAGGGCCGCAAGTACACACAGAGACGGCCGAGTCAACAGTTACGTTTGTCCAAGAGGCGGCTTCGGAAGGCGGAACAGGGGTAGTCGAAGGAGACACGCCTTGGTGTGGCGAATTCGCTGACAAACTATATCTTCAGAGTGGTGAATTTACGTCCACCCTGAAAACCAGCGAGCACGTGGGCGGCATTGACACCCTTGTTTGGGGCATCTCGTGGGATGGAACAAACACTCCTTGGATAGGTGATGCAGCTAACAAACTTTATCTTCAGAGCGGTCAATTTACGTCCACTCTGAAAACCAGCGAATCTATTGGCGCCATAGATACACTACCATTTGGCATCTCATGGGACGGGCAGGATACTCCTTGGGCAGGACTCAATGGGGATAGATTGTATCTTCAGAGCGGACAATTTACGTCCACTCTAAAAACTAGCCTGTATGTAAACACTATAAATGGCACTGTTACGGACGTGTCATCAGATAGCACAGATACGCCATGGTCAGGCGCCAGCCCAGCTAAATTGTATTTTCAGAGCGGCCAATTTACATCTACTATTAAAACTAGCCAAGATGTATCAGGTGTCGATACTGCGGCTCAAGGCGTATCATGGAATGGAATTAGCACACCTTGGGTGGGCTCAACGGATGACAAATTGTATCTCCAGAGTGGCCAATTTACGTCTACATTAAAAACCAGCGAGTACATTGGCGGTATTGACTCAATACCTACAGGAGTATGCACGACTAGCGTTACCAGTCGTCTAGGACCGCAAACACATACCGAAACGGCGGAGTCGACAGTTACGTTTGGCCAAGAGGCATTGCGTGGGGCAATACAGGAAGAGATCGCTGAGAATACAGTAACGTTCACTCAGACTGCCGCGCCACTTATTATACAATCAAATTATCCAGTTACCAGTACGGTAACATTCAGTCAAACTGCGACTGTTATACAAATGCCGATGTACCTCACAACGTCTAATGCCATCGCGTTCACCCAGGAAGCTAGGATACCTGACACCTTATCGGCTGAAGCCTTAAACACTGTCATATTTTCTCAATTGATAGTTCGTGCCGGTACGGAGCCTATTGCGGCGTCGAGTCCCTTAAATTTCTTAGTTGAGGCTGACGCCACTCTAAATGGAACTACTATATACTCGCGTGCTGTTACGCATGCTCTTGACTTCACGCAGGAAGCTACTCAAGGTGTACCATTCAAAGTAGCAAGGGCAGAATCGTCACTGGAGTTCACGCAGAGTATATTGGCTATATTCCCACGATCAGTAGTTGCCTCGTCGCTACTCGAGTTTTTACAGGGTATACGGTATAGTCCAATATCCGTTTTTGCTGAGTCTGATCTCGCAGAAATAATTTGGACCGTGCCAGAGGATAGTAACGTCACACTGGAGCCTACTGGTTTTCAGCAAACTGTCGGGCTCACTCAGATCGCTGGACAAGCGCCGCCTGATTCTAGAATCAATTTTGAGCAGAATGCGCGCGTCGTACATATTAGAGCAGCGGACGGTATTAGTAAGGTGGCCGAGAATACGATAACCTTCACCCAGGAAGCGCAAGTAACTCATGGCGGTGGATCAGTTGTGACATTCACACAAACTGCCATTGCTGACCTTTGTAAGCCCACAAAATCGGTGGTAACATTCACACAGGTTGTTGATCTTGAATCTATTACGACTAGGACCGCGTCAAACACTGTTGAATTTCGGCAGAGTGCTTACCATACGCTCACACGCGTAGGAGAATTGTGCAACGCACAAGGGCGTGTAGTGCCAGAATTGCCGCACTACGATAATGTGCAGTTCGCATACCCATTAACTTCTGTTACGCATACTCTAACATTGCGAGGCGCAGAATTCGGTAACCGCGAGCGGATGCATTTCCAAAGAATAAATCGAGAGACCCGCGGTGGCACCTTAATCGTCTTCGCCGATCCGATTTGGCCAAAGAATGACCATTTGGTTATGGACTTTGTTGGGCTGACGGAAACTGAAACCAATCAGGTCAGATCGTTTATCAAAACAACTTTAGGTAAGCAAGTAACACTGCGGGACTGGGAAGGTAGGAACTGGGTGGGCGTAATAGTATCACCCAATAACCCAGTCGTGCGTGATGGGGCGCTTTGTATGAACACAGTCACGATTGAGTTGGAAGGGCATGCTGGGTACGATACTACTGCGTCTTCCACTGTAACCTTCACTCAAACAGCGGAAGGGACAAAAACATGATCCAATTAGCAGCGCCATACCCGGCTGTCAAGCAACTGCTGTACCTGCCAAACCCAGGATTCGGGGACAGTGACAATGACACGCACACTATCAATCTCCGGTACACGCAGGATGGGAAGCAGTACACCTACGTCAAGACTAAGAACGATCGAGTCAGATTGTTGATGGTCTTCGAGATGCATCGACAAAAAGCTTTAGAGTTCAGGTTGTTCTTGAAGCTCTATTTTGATTCCCAAATCAGATTTGTTGACCATCTTGAGCGGACATGGGTGGGAAATTTCACAATTAACCCGTTTGAATTCACTTCCGTACAGGGTGAATGGCAGACGATAAACATTGAGTTCGAGGGCCTTGAACTGTGAGAAATCTTTCAGCATCAGCATTATCTAAGATACGTGAACAGTATGGCAGTGAACCGATCACCATTCTTGACATTGAATGGGCCCAGGATTCTATTACGCAGTACGCAGATCGTGACGTCCAGTCTATCAAAGGTAAGATCCTTGAAGTCTCGTCATTGGATTCTGTGATCACGATCTCGAATAGTGATGACTCTCAGCAAATAACTGTGACTCTTGACGACAGTGATGGTACGATCAAAAGTATCATGGACAGCCAAGACATCCATAAGACTAGCGTCTGGGTGTATCAGTTCTTTGATGGTCTGAGTCTGGTCGACCGCTTCCTTTTGTTTAAGGGCACGATCAATTCTCCTGTCTCCTGGAGGGAAACTGACCGCTCGGTGACATTCACCATACTCAGTAAGATTGAGGACAAAGAGGTAGGGTTCTCGCCGGAGGAAGGCCAGTTTCCATTCATCCCTAGAGAGTTGATCGGTAAGACTTGGCCATCATGCTTTGGTACGCCCATCGATGTTCCTTGCGTCCAGATAAACAAGGCCATCACTGGCCGGACGCTTTGTGGCGTCGGCATCATCAGCGGTCAGAACATCCATACGAGCGCCACAACCGAGGGTAAGCCGCCCGATCTCCGTGAACAGAGTGCGCGGGCGCAGTACGTAAACAACCTTGCGAATATCTATGACCAGGCCGCCAGCAGATCTAGTGGATTCAAGGCTAGCGGTGACAAGTATATCTTCGCTGAGAACGAGGACTACAAGAATAAGGCGAGCGCTTACCGTGATGAGTCTAATGGCGTGTACCGCCAAATCACGGAGACGGTCGCACAATACTTACAACAACTTCGATGCGCTAGCTTACGCAGGGCTGGTACATTAAGTGACGCTGAGGATACTGGCGAAGGTTGTAATCCGCTAGAGATCCTTGGCGGCGAAGACTTTCCTCGCGGCACAATCACGTTAGATATAAACGGCGGACTGTTTACCGGGTATTTCCTTGGTGCAGGTAATGAGTTCAAAATCACATCGCGCACCCACCCAGAGAATGAGGCGCGGGCCACAGAACAGCTATCTAACGATGAATCTCTCCCGGCTGGGTGCGCCCCTGTGACGCCACCAGGTAAGCACATACTTTGGGAGACACAGGTTCCGTCTGGTATGGGTAACTCATCATCCAATAATGGCTCCAGTAGCGGAGCGTACTTGCCGGGTGGACTATTTGACGTATTTCGCAAAGACTTTTACCTGTTCTACAATGCGCCAACACGCCGTAGCACCAGCCAGAATCAGCGAGCCATCCACTTTTGGGCTGACGCGGGAACTACGGTAACGATGGCTGAGGATGAGCCCATTTACCATGTGGTCAGTATAGTTCCAGGTACCGTCCTACAGGTCAAAGCCTTTAAGGATATTAACGGTGTAAGGACGTTAGTGAATGTGCCTGACGATCTGTGGGAGGACGAGATCGCTGTGTATGGCAGCATCTCTGCGGTGCAGATCAAATTGGCCCGGTCACTAACTACAATCGATGACCAAAATTGGGAGGGTGACTCGCTCTATGTCACTTTCGAGTCCTCAGTTGGGCCGAACATCGTAGATATTGTTAAGTATCTGATAGATACATATACAGACCTGACTTATGACAGCACTAGCTTTGATAGCGTCAGAACAAAGTTGGCGCCATTCCCCGCCAACTTTGCGCTCTTGGACCGGAAGAACATCGTCGAGGCTCTGCAAGAGATCGCGTTCCAATCGCGATGTAGCATTCGACTTATCAACGACGTATTCTATATTTCGTATCTAGCTGAGGAACCTACGACCGTAGATACTTTTTACATTAGTGACATCGAGTCTCAGAGCGTGGAAGTGGAACTCACCTCCACCGAAGACCTAGTGACCAAATACACTGTAGACTGGCGAGTGAGTTACGCGCAGGACGAAATGAACAAGATCATCCTGCGGCATAATGTGGCCAAGTACGGTATCCAGGAAGGTAGCGATGAATACTACATTTACAACCAACCAGACATCATCCACAAGGTGGCCACATTTTGGTTGATTCGGAAATCAAATACATGGAAGCACATTAGGTTCAATACGTTCCTACACAAGATGAACGTCGAGACGTTTGACGCTATCACTCTTGACCTGCGTGACTACATTGCTAGCAGTCCAGTCAAGAGTATTGTTGAACAGTCTGCGTTCAATTCTGACAATCAGACAATCAACTTTGAATGTTGGACGCCTGTGAAAGCAGGAACTATGACACCGTATCTTTTCGCGTGGCCAGCTAATGTACCTGCTACTTGGGTCTTCCCTACAAATGACGAAGTAGATTTGGGCTTGGCCGGTGGTAACAACATCGGAGAGAACGCTACCGGAGAGTTGCCAATTGGTGACACATCCCACTTGGACCCAAGTGACATCTTTGTGGGCGGTATCAACATCCTGTTTGGTCCGCAGACAGATCGTGGCGACAGCCATCCGTCTGACATAGGATTCGTGGCTCAGGATGTTATCGTTGGAACTGAGTTCGCTGTGATTTCAGCATCAGATAATCCGAATCCCTATCTAGGCTTGGAGTACGAGGAAGACATTCTTCCTCCTCCAGTAGAGATTGATGTGTCCGGCGTCACGGAGATTGTCCTGGAGCGAACTAAAGTAATCTCTAACGAGGTTCCTGGGCAGTTCAACTACCTAAGTGACATTTTCTCCCTGGAAGAAGGTAAGCCGTTGGCGATACACACTGCGACGTTGTTCAGCGGTAAGGACCAGGACGGAAGTTGCAAGAGGAGCCCGTACGATTTTAAGTATAATGCTGAGTGTTCGTTGTGGGTAGCAGGATCAGCATACCTCGCTGAAGAGGAATGTAATTCTTTGGAGGATAGCCAGGCGGGTGAGAAACTCGGGGAGTGTGACGGGTAATGGCTGCTACAGACAACCTTTTTCCGTTCAGCCGCAAGTCTTGGAATCGCGAGATCATCAAGCCTATAAACTTGTTGTGCGAAAATCCAGACGACGGTTGCGATGAACTTGACCCGCTAGAAGAAGCTGAAGAGGATCATATATGGACAAAGAAAGATGTCCAGGACGTACATGACAAACTCATAGAAATATGTGAAGACAATGAGTTTGACGATTTAGAGACACCTCAACTTAATTTTAAGTCTCTTATTTCAGATATAATTGAAGCAATAGAGGTGGGCTGGTGTGACTGTGAACCTGATGAGATCAATCTTGGCACGTGGACTATCCAGTATTTCTCGCACACATATCACGACACAAAATGTTGTGGTTATGTCGAGACAGGAACCTATGGGCTGGGATTTTGTGTGTGGGATTACGCCATAACTCATAAGTCTCCGTACCATCAGCAATCCACGATTGACGAAAGTCATAGGTCACGCCTAGACGAAGCTCGAAGGGATAACCATACCGCACGCGTGAAAACACGGAATTGGATGTCAAATAGACGCGCAGAATTGATACTTGAACGCGACTTGAAGGGCCTGCGAGATGATTTAGGAAGCGCAGAGGAAGCGCTACAGAATGCGCAGAATGCGCTGAGTTCCTGTGTGGTAAATTGCACTGACGAACAGGCAGATGTAGACCACTGGGAAGAAATTGTGGACGAATTAGAGGAAGAAATAGATGAAAAAGAAGGAATGCGTGACGAGGCTAAAGCCCTCGCCGTAGAAAATCTAGCAGATGCTGATGCTGCAGCTACTCGTAGCTGGAGTTTTATGCTAACTAATAATTATCTACCTGGTGGCTGGTCAGGTCCCGAATGGCCTATCGATTTTAAGCCTAGAACTTTGGACAAGGTCGCAATTAGCGGATACAAAAATACTCCGTGGGGGATGGGTCCTTACCCATTTTTAAGTAAGGGCGCTCAAGCCTACACGAAATTACATTTGAGGTACGAGTTTCAAGGACGCGCCGAAGGATATAGAACTACCGCAGCCACTATTTACTTTACGCCGACAGGATTACCCTATGGAGTAATCAACAGGAATTACGAAATAGATACTCCCTCGGCTGAGTGGTCGGTCGCATACGATACGTCAACATATCCTTCTCCACCGTGCGGCACCGTGGACCCATACGGCACTTCTCAGGGTGATTTTGTATCGTATGACAGCCAATGGAGAAGCGGCACGGCAGGAGATACGCGCGCATTTAGCAAGACAGACCACTCTGGCGGTATAATTATGACTTACGAAGACCTCTAAAATGCGGTCATCAGCATTCTTCGATAGCATTCTGCTGTCGCAATCACGTCCTGAAGCGCATCGTGCGCTTTCTGGTTCTTCACTTCCAGGGCGTTGCATAAATACCGCAGTGCAAACTTCTGAAACAGATATTGTTCGCCTCGGAAACTCATCAGGTCGCTATGGAATGCGGCTACAGGCATCGTATCACGGAAGTGCGGGTGGAAGAACTGCTCGTAGCTTTCGTCTCCAAGCCAGTCCACAAGGAAGCCTTTATCGAACGGCCAGTTCTGAGCCATGGGCATCAGCTTCTTGTAGATCGGGAGTTTCAATCTGACGAACCAATCGTCGAACAAGTCTGCAGCCGTGAAATAGTCAACAGCATGCTGTTGACGGCTTACAAACTCAGCACGCGGGATCTGTATTGCTCCCTTTTGGATGCGGTCCGGGTGCCTGACTTTAATATCAAGCGCGAATGGGAGTACGCCTTTCAGGGGCTTAATATCAGTATCCAATGGCAACACGGCAATTTGATGTATGTCGTGATAGCCAGCGCGCAGGCCGGTCGTCTCTACGTCAACGCAGGCAAGGATATTGCCATTAAGATGTACCATTCCTCGGCTCATGATGTCACCTCGCCATATGTGATCGCAAAAATGTTAGGCTTGCAAGGATACATTTCGCCCTTGATTCCAGTAATTATCCAGTCTCCCGGGCAGACTATGGCGCCACCTTCTGGTGTATCAATCCAACCATGTGAAAACATTTTGCGCCCACATTTATTACATGCTCGCGAGCCGAGATCTTCTGGGTGATTGTAACGGCGAACTACTTCACCTTCATTTTCGGAGCCATCGCAAGCGTCCAAGGGATGGTCGCCATTTTTGAACCACTGTGTAGCTTTAATCACAATAGCTTTCTTTCGGAACTCACTCATTTCTTCTCCCTAGACAAAAGGTGAGAAAATTGGCAGGCAATCTCGCCGAGTGACGTGATCTTATTCGTGACTTTGTACACCGCGCAATAGTAGTACGGGTCGTTTATCATAGGTGCCAAGACAGGGGCACTAGGATTCTTGACGCTAGTAATCATACCTTTCATTGGGCCGTCGATACAGATTGCAACGTACCCATCTTTCGGTATCTCAGCCTTCTTTCGCTTGCTGGGAGTAACCGGCTCAGCTTTACTTCTCTTTAGCGCACTGCGCATCATACCGTCTAGCGGAACATATTTTATCTTTTTCATTACTCCTCCAGTAGCTTGAGGTCGATGGCCATGGCCTTGATCTTAGAATTAAGTTCATTCAGCGTGCCATGATTGAGAATATCGTAATGCCAAATAGTCCAGCCATGCAGTTCCACTTCCGCCGGGTCGTCGCCGGTCAGTATACCTTTGCGGGACATACGGACCAACGTGGCATCATGTTCTAACAGGATGGTACCTTCATTCCAGAATCTAAGATCCGTCACGATTACAACATCACACTTCAGTCCGTTCATAGCGTACTTAATCCAGGTGTCCGGATACACCTCACGCATTTTGTTCCCGACCTGAATCCAGATGTCACGCGGTGAGAGTCCTAGCTTAGGAAGAATGACTTCCTTTTGATCCCGGTGAGTCTCGTAATAGATTCCGCGCTTCAGTCCCGCCCAACCGTATAATTGGAAGGCAACATCCTTCAGTTTGTCAGCGAACGACGCTCGGCATGACTTCACGTTCGCGGCGCGCAGCATGATGTCGAGGAACTTCCCTGCTGTGTCTTTGCCAGATCCTTTTTGGTAGCCAAAAGCAATGATTTTCATGTCAGTCTCCTGAGGTTTCTAGTTCGTAGAACGCGTCGAAGTCAGCTTTACTCATAAGAACTATGTAAGTGCTGTCACCCGCGAGGAATTTCACTGCCGGTGACTCGCAGAAATCTCCGCAAGGTCCGACTTTCTTCCATTTGTACGCAACAAAAATGTTGTGTCCGTGGATTATTGCTCGCAACTGCACCTTAGTCTGAATTAGGATATTTGGTCCCGGCTGCATGTCAGTCTCCTGAGGTTATTCTGATGTTAAAAAATTCTATGTACTTAGTAGGTGACACAGTTAGTGGCCATGGTATGGCGTCGTAGAATGCTGCGATAATATCTGAAGGCGCGCGACTGAATAATGACTCCAAATTACCAGCTAGTAGCACTGAGGAAATTTGAAAATCAATAATACGCCGTAAATGTTGAATCGCTTTTGTGGGTGTTAAGCCGTCAGCCACCAAATCCATTTCAATACAATGGGCTATCCAGTGGTCTTCTTCACGGTAAAGTACCACACGGGGTACGTAAGGTAGTTTGATCAAATCAATCTCCTAAGGTTACGGTTCCTGTACTCCAAGCTCCGCGAACCTCATTGATTTTGAGGTGAGGAACACGATTTGGAACTAGATGAACGCCTACGAAGGTGCTGCCTGCGCGTACGTATTGCGCAATGCCGTTATCGAAGGCGTATGAGAGTTGCCTTCGTTGCTGTAGGCTGAGTCGTTCTATTTTTGATCTAATGCTCACTAATCAAATTCCCGTCATAGAGGATCAGCTTAGGTTGATCGACGTTCTCGGGCTCGGTAAACGACAGATTGCCGACGTAATGTGGCGCACCTATCCGGCCCTTCGGATACTTGTGCGGCAGTTCACGGCCCATCTTGATCTTACTCCACTCATGCACTTCCATTGGGTCAAGCCACTCTTGGAAACGTCCAAACAAGTTGGCTACTAGGATGGACTCACCTGGGGCGTCATAACATACTTCGTCCAGGAAGATTTCCAGCGATGATCGGTTGCTTTCAGCCGTCAGTTTCTTGATGTCAGACTCAACAATTGGTACATTCAAACGGTCGTTAGACAGCGGTATCTCCACCTGCAGAATGTCAGCGAGGAAGTCTGGAGCTTCCTGCTTTAATTGTTGGTGCAATTGATTCCTAGGAATCATGTCCATCATGTCGAGTACAGGAACATGAATCATTGTGATTCTAGTATCACCCGAGAAAATCGGGCACTCTTCAATACTATTTCCGGTCTGGACAAAGTGGACGGTATTGCGAACTTGATACGGGGTGCGGCCTTTATGGTGGATCATCAGCGTCTTAGACATGACCCAGTCCTTGATTCTATTCCGTGCCGCGGCGGCTTTCTGTAGGTTGGTCTCTTCAACTACGCACAACACAGCACCCTCTAGTTCGCCGTTGAACCCTGCCGATGAAATCAATGCCACGTCCGCTCGCACGTACCCACGAGTCATCAGCATTTCAATAGCTTCATGGAACGTGGACTTCCCAGTCTTCTCCTCCTTGGAATACAAAAACAGGTACGGCAGTTGCTCCTTGGGCGCTTGGAATAGGCTAGCTACCCATATCTTAAGATAGTCAGCGCCCGTTGACACACCGTTGGCCTGACACCAGCCGTCAGTCTTCACCGCGGAATCCAGGCCCTTGCCGCACTGTTCCAGAATCTTATACCACGTGGGGCAATTGTACGGTTCATCCTCTTTAGGCTTGTATCTAAGCTGCGGAGCATCGCGGTTCCACAGCCGCCCGCCTAAGAATTCTTCCTTGAAAGGCTCGTTGGCAAGAATCCAAGGTTCCAGTACACAGTCTCCAAGGATCTTATTGATTTCAGAATCACGCAAACCGTGAGATTTCATCGCGAGTCTGACGTGTGTGTACGGTTCTTCACGCCACTTACCTGCGGCGTTCACGACCCATCCACGGTCGGTGCTTTTGTCCGTGGACAGATGACGAATGATGTCGTCGTGCTTGATAGCCTCTGGCTCAAAAGTCTCTTGAAGATTGGCGTTGAATATGCGCGTCCAGTGTCCTTTGTCCTCGCGCCAGCCGGGAATATCGTCATAATGGTCTGTGGCCTCCTTCTTGAAGGAGACAACCAATCGACCGTCTTTATGCTGATGTATCTTGGCTTTGTGCTGCCACGACCACTCCGGCAGTTTGATCTTGATACCTAGCGCCCTGGCGCATGCCGCGACCGCCTTACTGTCATTGAAGTGGAAGGCTCCCTTCTCGTCCTCCATACCGCCAAAGTTCTGTGCGGCATTTTTGAGAGATGGATCGCAGTTGAAGTAGCATCGCGTATACCCGCTTCCGTCTTGCTCCCAGTTGTTAGATTCCTCTACTCCTTTGGCGTATCTCCTGATTACCCACCCACCTTCTGGGTGATCAATCGGGAAAGCGAAGCAGTTATGGTCAGCGCCTTGGGCGGCACCTGTAGCGCCTGTTGACTTCGTGTCAAATATGCCACGCAACTGAAGATCCTTATGGGCTTTCTTCAGGTCTAGCGTGTGGCACACCATCATGTAATGGTCCGCGTCCCACCACCATTGAGCTTTATTTTTCTCCAAGTAATCTAGCAGCTTTTTGTGAGTGTCATCCAGCTTAACGCGTGGACGTTGTCCTGTGAGTTCATCAAACTTAGATTCATCGTCGACAAACTCTGGCTTAATACGCTTGCGATTCCCTTTGACTACGTCAACATGATCCTGCCAATTGACTGGGATATCAGTGAGAACCTCACCCTTCTTGATAAGCTCCAGTCCACGATTAGCGTTAGTCATCTTACGATGCCAGATCCAAAGAACTGATCCGCATACGTCGACTTTGCTGCTGAAATCGAATCCCGTGGTGGCGGCCATTTTACCTAGGATTGCGCGCGACAGGGCAGAGTGCTCATTGTGCGTGGCCGTGGGAACGCTGTCTAGATAGACGTAGAGATGGAGTCCGCTACCAGATGTCGAGCGGCGGACCGTGACCCATGGTAGATTGATGGCGGCCTCACGTACGGCGTCAAGTTCTGTGTCAGTGAGAGCGTTAGCGCCTGAGTGACCGGCAATCGCGTCGAAATCATAACCCACCCACCTGGATACTCGCTCTTTCCAATCCCAACCAGTTAGGCCAATGCCGTCCGCGTGCGCGGCCAAATCATAGTTGATTTTGTAATCATTGTTCTCAGGGTCGGAGAACGCCTTCTTTGGAATTCTGAATGAGTACCACTCTTGCGCACCGTCAGAGTAGGAATGCCAGGTGCGGCCCTTGAAGCCCTCAGTAGATACGCGGTCACCACCGTCTTGCGCGACGTTGACTTGGGCCTCCATCCCTAGATAGTATGACTCCGCCAAATCAGCGTGGGTCATCGCTGTCAAGAAAGTTTTGATTGCTTCCGATCGCGTTGGCATGGCGTGATTTTCGTGTCAATTTTCTTGTTGATTGCTAAGTCATAGTGACAAAATCAAATCATTCTATACATAGGGCGCCTGTCTATGTCCCATGGTAATATACGTACAATCGGCCTCTATTGTTCACTGTTTACCGGATTATCCCTTTTCCTTATCGCTCTATGTCTTTTCTCTTTCTTTCTTTCTATTTCTCTAGAGAATAGTATATATATAGGAAAGAGTAGTAGAAAGTGGTGAACATACGTTATTCGTATGTATAGGCGCGCCATTTTCCTAATCTTTCCGGTTCTCGTGAACATTCCGTGCCGTATGTACGTATATTACCTTGCATAGGCGCGGTAGCCGCGCAAGTGGTAATGATTTGATTTTGCCCTTTTGACAGGAGAATCACGGTGAGCAATTGACTTCAAAATCAGCGGCCACGTTAGGGAAATCAGTAGATCCGTGTATTATGAAAGCCGCTCTGGAAATCGCCGCGCAATGCTGGTGTGACGAGCGGGTAAGTGACAGGACATTAGATCCGGAATTGTGCCGAGTAGTGGCCGAGGCGATTAGTGTTTACATGCGAACGCAAGACTTGTAGATCATTGACAAATGACAGATGTGACTTTGACGTCAAAATCAGTTCACTCTTTTTCAGAGGAGGTCTTCATGACCGCAACGCTCAGTGTCCCTACGATTCCGGTATCTTCCATTCGTGAGAATCCCGTCGCCCTACGCGCTGTCAACAAGGAGGATGAAAAATACATCGGTTTGCGTGACTCGATCCGGGACGTAGGCGTCCTGAATCCGATCAACGTGCGTGAGCAGAAGGACGATGTCACTGGCGAAATCTATTACGAGTTGGTCGACGGTCTTCACCGCTATTCTTCGGCGTGTGATGTTGGAATCACTGAACTCCCCATCAACATTGTTGACCTGAATGATTCGCAGACGCTCGAAGCGCAGATCATGGCGAACGTTCACAGGATCGAGACGAAGCCGGTTCAGTACACCCGGCAGCTTCAGCGTATGTTCGCGATGAATCCCACCCTCACCCTGACCGACATGGCCGCCAAGTTAGCCAAGAGTCCTTCTTGGGTCGGACAGCGGCTAAATCTACTCAAGCTCGACGGCGCGGTCCAGGATCTTGTCGATGGTGGCAAAATCACGGTATCGAACGCTGTGACTCTTTCCAAGCTGCCAAACGAGGAGCAGGGCAATTACGTTGACCAGGCTATGACGTTGAACGCAGACGAGTTCACCCCGCTGGTTGCCACGCGTGCGAAGGAACTCGCGGACGCCAAGCGTCAGGGTCGCTCGAAGGAGCCCGCCGTCTTTGTTGCGAGCCCACGTCTCCAGAAGATGTCGATCATCAAGGATGAGTTGGAGTCGTCCGTAATCGGACCTGAGCTTTGCTCTAAGAACAAGCTCAAGAAGGCCGCAGAAGGTTTCGCACTTGGCGTGCAGTGGGTTCTTAACATGGACCCGGACAGTGTCGCGGTACGTAAGGCTGAGGATGACGCCCGTAAGCAGTCAGTCGAGGACGCTAAGAAGCAGCGTGCCGCAGACCGTACGAAGAAGAAGGCTGATGAAGCTGCCAAGCTGGCTGCGGAAGCCGCCGAGAAGATCGCCACGCCCGACAAGGGCTAGGCATACGTTAATCCGCCTAGGCGTCCGCGGTATCCCCGCCGACAAGCCTAGGCGGGTTTGATTTCAACAACAACAACAACATCATCATCATCATCATCAACACATCAACATCATCATCAACATCATCAACAACATCAACAAAGAAGAAAGAAGAAAGAATCATGTCCGAAAACCAATTGATTCCAGCCGACATTTCCGGCACCACTGATCTGGAGGAGTTCAAGAACGCAGTCTCCGGTGGAGACGATTATCTTGGCCGTTTTCAACTGTTCGGTTCCAAGTCCGACGCTTGCGCTGAGGGCAAAATCGGAATCGGACATTACGGTTTCGTGAAGGATCAGAATATCGACGACTTGGGTGAAGAGATCGACGCGGTCATTTGTACTTGGCGGTCGAAGGCTGTTGACAACAGCGGCGACCAGTTGGTCATCAATTATGATGCCAGCAGCGAAACGTACAGTGAGATCAAGAAGAAGTCCTTCATCCGCGACTCGAATTGCATGTTTGGTACAGAATTCCTCCTGTGGATTCCGTCTGCTGGGGTCTTCGCTACGTACCACATGAACAGTAAGACTGCACGTCGCGAGTCAAAGAAGATGGCTCCGCTGATCGGTAAAGCGGCCACCTTCCGTGCGATCTTGATCGATCCGCCGAAATCAAAGTTCAAGTGGCACGGTCCAGTCGTGACTCCTTGTTCGGCGCAACTGACGATCCCCGAGTTGGACGTACTGAAAGCGGAGGTTGCGAAGTTCAAGAACCCGCCGGAAAGTGACGTCGAAGTCGTCGCCGGTGACGAAAACGCTCGACAACGATAACAGGAGTTTTGGAGATGGCCGGTCAAACAGGCGTCAGATTGATTGCGATCCCTAGCTTAGACTGGGAGAACTACTTAAAGTACGTCGCAGAGTTGACCGGCCATTCTCCAACTTCTTCAATTGATCGTAGCATTATTAAGTGGGGGGATATGGCCAAGTACATTATTTCGCTAGGTGAGTTCAAGGGAGACTTGGAACCTAACAGTACATTACGCACGAACCCATTGCTGGCACATTTATTCTTCAGTTTCCTGATTGATACTTCCGCATCTACGATGTTCAAGATCATGGAAATGACGGACTTGTCCGTCTCGGCCTCGATACGAAAGAATCCTAAAGGCAGAGTCGCTGTCGTATCAGGGAATCTGAAACAGTGGAAAGAAGCGGTCACCACCGCGCTAGCATCAAAACACAATCCAGACATTCTTTGGATCTTCAAAGAGTGTCATCAGACATTCTGCCAGTTGGGTCTCACGGCTGTTTGGAGCGACTACCGTAAGATACCCGTAACTGAAACCACATACCTATTGGAATACAAGCCATGATTGAGACAGTCAAAGTCCGGTTAGGACAATATAGGGTGCCTCTACATATCAACCATACAGAGGACTTGCTCTATTTCAAGTTCGGATTTAACCGTGCATTGATTGCTGAAGTCAAGGCCATGGAGGGCGCCCGCTGGGACCCCAAGACGAAGCTTTGGCGGGCGTCCAATTCCCCGCGTAACCATTTCCAACTGGCCTACCTCAAGGGTGAGAATCCTTTCGCCCGTTATGATGCTGAAATCATTGAGGCTGATTTCGACAGGTCACTCTTTTACCACCAGGAAGAATTCGTCAACTTTATGTTGACTCGTCACTATTGTATTATCGCAGGCGAGATGGGCCTGGGTAAAACGCTGGCGGCCATCGAAGTGATGGAACGGTCCGGCCACAGTAGTTGGTGGTTCATAGCTCCCATGTCCGCGCTCAAGGAAGTCAACCTGCAGCTAGGACACTGGGACTCAAAAATCAAGCCTGAGTTGATGACCTACGAAAAGCTGGTCAGAATCATGGCGGAGTGGCCTGAGGGCGGTATGGCCCCTAGAGGGGTCTTCTTCGACGAATCCGTCAAACTCAAAACACCTGGCACTCAGCGGTCGAAAGCCGGAAAAATGCTGGCAGATGGAATCCGCCAGGACCACGGCGATCTAGGTTCCGTTATCCTAATGAGTGGTGCTCCCGCTCCGAAGAGTCCGGCTGACTGGTGGCATCAATGTGAAGTCGCGTGTCCAGGGTTCCTGAAAGAGGGCAACATTCACAAGTTCAAACGGCGTCTAGCTGTGATAGTGGACCGTGAGTCCCCGGCGGGCGGCAGCTTCCCGAGCATTGAGGCTTGGAAGGATGACGAGAACCGCTGCGATACTTGCGGCGGCTTTGAAGGTGAACCCCAGCATGATGCGGCACTGGCGGGAGCAATGGATGAAGAGTATCATCCGTTTATTAAGAGCAAGAATGAGGTCGCGCACCTGTACGACCGGATGCAGGGCTTAGTTTTGGTAAGGCGTAAGAAAGATTGCTTGGATCTTCCCGATATGCACTACAAACTTATCGAGCTAGAACCGTCTCAGAAAACTATCAATCTTGCTCGCAGCATCGTCAGGGCTGCGAGCACGGTGATTTCTGGAATCACTTTGTTAAGAGAGTTGAGCGACGGATTCCAGTACATGGAAGAGAAAATTGGTGAGGAAGAATGCCCAGTCTGCCACGGAACTGGTAAGCAGGAAGCGTTAACATCAGATCAGTGTGCCTGTGACGATGAACAGATTATAGACTTAACAATCTGTGATGGTTGCGGCGGTAAAGGCAAGCGTCCTAGGTTCCAGCGTACTACAAAGCAAGTAGATTGCCCTAAAGAGGGTGCGCTGGTAGACGTCTTGGATGACCATTTTGATATTGGCCGCCTTGTAGTCTACGGCGGATTCACTGGAAGCGTAGATAGATGCGTTGAAGTAGCGAAGGCCCACCAGTGGAAGGTCATTCGCGTGGATGGCCGAGGATGGAATCAAGGAGACATGGAAGGTGAACCACTGGACATTTTCCAGAATCAACAAGAGAAATATCCTCACGTAGTATTCATTGCCCAGCCTGGCGCTGGCGGTATGGGCATTACGTTGACAGCCTCGCCTACCATTCTTTACTATTCTAACGATTTTGACTTTGACCACAGAATCCAAAGTGAGAGTCGCATCCATAGAATCGGCATGGACGTTAATCGGGGAGCCACCATCATTGACTTGGTTCATTTGGAAACAGATCGTTTGATACTCGACAATTTGCAGAAAAAGAACAAGCTACAAGCCTTGACGCTCGGTGAGATGACAGCAGCTTTAGATAAACAAAGCGAGGAAAGGCTGGTATGACTACACAAGAGTACATAGACAAAGCAGTTACTAGAGCTAATCAAGCAATTGATCGGGGCAGTAAGTGCGTCATGGTATTGTTTCCTACTACCCAGTGGGTGTTCGACGCGATACGCACACAATTTGCAACTTCGGGCGTACACTACCGGGCAGCTAATGTACATAGTGGTTTGAAGATGTTACCTGTTGACACTCTTATTTTGGTAAGTCCTAAGCACCTAGACCCAATAGGTGTAGCACTTGCAAAGAATCGAATGCACACTCAATGTAACGCAGAGTTAATAGAAATAGACAAGGAGAACTAATGTTCAAAAGGCTCAAGAGCTTGCGGGGTAAGAAAGATACGTTCAAGTCGAAGGCAGAATTTATAGTACAACGAGGCAGTCGGCAGGCTGTGCGTCAGACCCGTCTGGCTAAATGGCGTGATGCGGCAAGCACCCGGCGTCAAGAGCGTGCCGATATTGTCAGCCACCGGAAATGGATTTTCATATCACTCGCGGTCATTGCAGTCGTTGCCTTGGCCTTTTACTGTGTCATCAAATTTGGGGGCCTACTTTGAATCATTACGTATTAGGTTTTGCTTTTGATCACAAGTCACGACAAGTCTTGTTAATCAACAAGGAACGCCCGGATTGGCAGAAGGGCAGAATCAATGGGGTTGGTGGTAAAATCAATGACGATGAAACTGCAAGTGAGGCGATGACACGCGAGTTCAACGAGGAAACAGGCTTCTTTACCTCGCAGGCCACATGGAGACTTTTCTGCCAGTTGACCGGCTGGGATTACTCAGTATATTGCTTTGCGACCAGCATTCCGTTTATTGCTCCGTTAAACATGACTGATGAAAGACCTGAGTGGTTTTCCTATGACCACTTACCGTCAAACGTGAATGACAACCTTTGGTGGTTGATCCCGATGGCGATGGCCGCTGTACCTGTTTACGCTGAGGTTGATGAAGGAGCCCACAATGCCAGCCGTTAAGAAATCACAAGAGTTGATTGACGCAATCGCCGCCGATATTGGAACTATGTCCCAGTCTAAGATCAGCAAAAAGCACGGAGTGAGCCAAGGTTACGTCTCCAAAGTCAAAAATGGCCTGGCGTCGGTCGATATTCCGGCTGTGAAGGAACAGGCTGACCCGACTAATGAGAGGATTCTCAAGTTGGAGGCCCAGAATGTAGCGCTAAGCGACCAAGTTAGGCGGTGCAAGCTGGCTTACAAGGCGGCACAGCGCGATAACAGTGTCTTCGAGGCGCTGGTAGACGAAATGCACACGGTGGTCACGCCCATAACCCCATTGCCTACGGTTAAAAAGGTGTGTACGGACAAGAAGCTGATAAGGGAAACTTTGGTCGCAAATCTGTCTGACGAGCACGCGGACTCGATCATTCTTCCGCATCAGGTTGGGGGTTTGGAGCGGTTTGATTTTAGAATCGCTTGCCGCCGCGCTGAAGAGTACGTTGATACTCTACTCAAGTTCACGAAGAACACGTTGGCCAACTACTATTTCCCAGAGTTGATCATCCTAGCGAATGGGGACCATGTGTCCGGCGACATTCACGGTGCCACCGACCACAGTGCGTACCGTAATTCATTCAAGAACGCCTTTGCGGTAGGACAACTTCACTCCCTGATGCTAAGGGACTTGGCTCCCCACTTCAATAAGATCAAGATTCTGTATCTTCCTGGTAACCACGGTCGGCGAAGCCAGAAGAAGGATTACCATGGAGCGCACGACAATTGGGACTACTTGGTAGCTCAGACTGCCTTGATGACGTGTGCCAACATAGAGAACGTAGAATTCCTGATTCCTGATTCCTTCTCCGCGTGCCTGGATATCGAGGGCTACGGCTTTTACGTATCGCATGGTGATGATGTACGGTCCTGGAACGGTATTCCGTGGTACGGCATCGAGCGAAAAACTCGGCGTCTGATGGCACTTAGTACGGTCCAGAATCGGCAAGCTAACTACTTCTGTTTCGCACACTTCCATTCTCCGGCCACGCAAGACGCAGTCGGCGGCGAAGTAATAATCAATGGATCTTGGACCGCTACCTCGCCGTATGCGTACGAATCGTTGTCAGTGGCGAACGAGCCGAGCCAATGGATCTTTGGCGTGCATAAAGACCGAGGTATCTCGTGGCGATTGAAGATGCTGTTGAGAACTGAGAAAGAGCATCTCGGACCTAACCGTTACCACGTCAATATCCAAGGAGAACTCGAATGACTTACTGTCCACGTTGCCATCATGTGATACACGAAGTACTGCGTAAGCATGATACGAATCCACAACTAGATTTAGTTAGGTGCTTTAACTGCAAGTGGGTGGGCGCTGATAAAGACGCGCTAGACCAAAAGCCGACTGTATTGGAATAACTATGAATAACTTTCTGTGCCCCACTTGCCGCAATGTAATTTGTAGCGATTTGGATTATTATTACGAGCACGGATCTTTGGATGTTGATCTCAAATGTAACGAATGCGTTTGGACCGGCCCGCGTTCAGATGCGGTATACGATCACCCGGTATACAAGGAGAACTTGAATGAACCTTTGTCCTAAGTGTTACCGTGAGCTTCACGAGGAAGATTTCAACCTCAAAGAAATAGCACGCTGCAGTGTGTGTAGCTGGGCGGGCAGTGTAAAAGATGTACTGAACGAGTACTCGGTCGTTCAGATTGATATGAGTCGGATTTATTCCGACGCAGATTTCAATTGCCGCGGTACGATCATGCCAATTGACGTGGTGGATCTGATTAAGGACATCGACCAGTACGGTCTACAGTTTCCAATTGCCGTACAACCAGCGTTCGACACTGATGGTTTGGCAGACGGTTTTGATTTTAGAATCGTAGCTGGCCACAGACGCCATGCTGCATTCAGGATCAGCAAAACGGCAACGATACCGTGCATGATCAAGGTCGGCTTGACCGAGATCCAGGCTCGCCTTGTTAATCTTGGCGAGAATCTCAAGCGACAGGCGCTTGATATTACGCAGGAAGCCAAGGCGATCAAGCATCTGAAAGACTTGGGGCTGAACAGGCGGCAGACGTCTGAGGCACTTGGCGTCTCGATGAGTTGGGTTCAGGTTCGGTATAATCTGCTGGACCTTCCCGCGGAAATTCAGAACGAGGCTTCGGCGGGTCTGCTGAATCAGTACCAGATCAAGGAAATCTACGGACTAAAAGATCCTGATCAACAGTTTGAGGCTGTTAAGAAGATCAAGGACGCTAGGCTTCGAGGAGAGAAAGGCATCAGCGTCGGTAAGTCCATTGCCACAGACCCCTTCAAGAAGAGACGCCAGCCAAAGAACATCGTCCAGGAAATGATCGAACACATGGGCGACACCGTCGGATTCGGTTTGCATACCCGCTTCGGTGCTTGGGCTAATGGTGAAATCAGCACGGCGGACTTGTACTTTGACATCAGAGCCTATGCTGAGGAGAAGGGAATCGATTACGATATTCCAATCTCCGGGGTGAAGGCACTGGCATGAACAAATTCCTGGAAATGTCTTTGGCATGCTTGATTGGTGTGTCTTTGGTCATCGCCACTTTCTTGGCCGCAAATGTGTTAACACTTATTTGGAGGATCATATGAAACGATTTACACTGTTACTGGTCATCAGCATTGTGACATTTACAATCGGCTTCTTCTTAGTCGAACCCGCATTGAAAGCACTGTTGGAGTAACATGAAAAAGATCGTAGCATTCATGTCGATGGTCGTAGTTATAACGTTCTTGTGGATGGGTATTGTAGCTATGATAGCCTCACTAAGTGGGGTGTGGCTATGAAGTCAGTAGGGGAATTGGCCGAACTTTTGTTGATATTGGCAGCAGTGGTAACTGTTGCAGTTTTGTTCTTACGTGCCATGTATATTATCTCCGCTTCTATAGGGGTGTTTTTCCGACCTTTCCAATTTTAATTCTCAAATCCAGGAGTCGTAATGAAGTATTTCTGTACCACCTTCGTGACCACTGCCGTGGCCTTGATCCTACTGTCAATTGTGGCGATACACGTCAATGTTGACAAAATTCGCGACTCACAGGAGCACATACAGGTATTGGTTGAGTGCGTGGCTGACCAAACTAACACAATCGATTCCCAGGAAAAGGTCGCTGCCTCACAATCAAAAATAATTGAGTCACAGATGTACCTGTTTGGCGATCATTTTAATGTCATTACAGGGCTGGAGTACACGCTGACAACGCAGGCATTAACAGCTAAGGCACAAGCATCCACGGTCGAGACACAAGCAGCCACGATCGAGACACAAGCAGCCACGATCGCATCCCAGGAAGCCGGTCTAGCCCAATCTGAAGCTGATTTCGATACGTTGAATGAATCAGCACAGAGACTTTATCGCGAGTACCAGCGAGTTTGCCGAACGTCTGAAATGCTACAAGAGTACATTAGGACTATAGAGTCACGCAACCAACAACTGGAGCATGACAACGAACAGCTTGAGCTACTCATTCAAAAAATGGAGGAAGTGACTGCCGACAAGGTAACAGGGCGATATCATCTTAGGAAGCGTACCTCAAGATTCTTTAGGAGGGTGATAGTGTGAACGTAACTTACCAATTCGAGTCCGGTACGTTGGCCATACTAGCGCGGTCAGTATTGTTTTACGTTTGGCTTGTATCATAGGACTACCATGATATTCTTCGATACAGAAACTTGCGGCCTCCACGGTTTCGCTGTCCTTTTGCAATACGCAGAGGATGACGGCCCAATCGTTAAGTGGGATATTTGGAAGAACCCAATTGGAGAGACGTTGCAACTGCTGGAGTGGCTAGCATCAAAGCCAGTATGCGGATTCAATCTTGCGTTCGACTGGTTTCACATCTCCAAGTGTTACACCACATTATCCTTGGTCGATGATTATGACAAGATCCCAGAGCAGCACATCAATGAGATAGCAATCCTTGAGGAGAAAGCCAGAGCTTCTGATTTCTGCATCAAACCTGCTTCGGCCTGCGACATAATGCTGCACGCGCGTAAAGGTAAGTACCAGAATCTGATGAAACGCCACCCGATCAGGGTCAAACGCATTCCTACCAGACTTTCTGGTCTGGTCTGCGACGAGTTGGAGAGGGTAATTCATCTGGACGACATATTCTTTGCCAAGCGTAAAGACAAGCGTGCCACACAATGGAAGATTGCTGATTGTTTCAAGTCGGACGGGGAACTAGATCCTAACTTCAAGGATATTGTTCTGACCCTCCACCCGTCTGGGCAATTGAAAGAGTTGGCTAAACACGCACTGAACATCAAGGAAGACGTACTGTTGCGGTATACTGACATCAGCCCAGATTCTGAAAAGATCAAAGAGTACGGTTACGCTCCCTACGCACTGGCAGTAGGAACCCCGGACGATTGGAAGAATGCGTGGCCGAGGTGGATACAGTCTCACATATCACACTGGAAGTACCATACTCTGGCGCGGCAGTACGCCGAGGATGATGTAACGTACACACGAGGGTTGTATGAATACTTCGGAAGCCCGGAACCAGGAGACGATGACAGTGAGTTAGCGTGCATGGTGGCCGCCGTCCGATGGAAAGGATTCTCAGTCGACCTGCCTAAACTGATAGAATTGCGACAGAAGGCATTGATTCTAAAAGGAACCACACCTACCGCTCCAGGTGTTGTTAAGAAGTACCTCAAAGAGGTAATGGACGAGGATGAGATTATTGTCTTGCACGGGGGCACAGGTAAGGAGATTTTAGAATCAATCTCGGGGAATGATTCTTCAGGTACCTGGGATCATTCACTAGGGTGGTTGTCAGACGACGGTGAACCTCACCCAGCGGCAGTCAGGGCTAGAAGTGTCCTAGAGTCCAGGCGGGCTGCAAAGGAGATTGAGAACTACGACAAGCTAATCCTGGCTAAGAGGTTCCATGCGTCCTTGAAGGTAATCGGAACCAAGTCTTCAAGAATGTCCGGCGCTGACGATCTGAACGCACAAGGAATTAAGAATGATGATTACGTCAGACGCTGTTTTCCTTTGGCTGATTTTGATTGTGGATTCGTACTGAGCGGCGGTGACTTCGACGCTTTTGAGATTGTGCTGGCGGAAGCTGACTATAAGTGCGACAAGCTACGCGCAGACCTTATGGCAGGTAAAAAGATACACGGCCTATTCGCAGAGCAACTTTTTGATATACCATACGAACAGGTGATGGCCACTAAGGGAACTACCAACCATTACAATGATGGTAAGCGCGGAATCTTCCTGAACCTATACGGCGGAACTCCAGAAGGAATGGCAAAGAAGCTCGGTATCGATGAAGACATCGCCATCAAAGCCAGCGAGGGTTTCGCTAAACGATACCCTGGAGTTGGGCGCGCTAGAAAGAGGATTTTCGATCAATTCTGTTCAATGCGCCAACCCGGTGGCATTGGATCACAAGTAATATGGCATGAGCCGGCCGAGCATATTGAGTCGTTACTTGGATTCAAAAGGTATTTCACTCTTGAGAACAAGGTCTGCAAGGCGTTGTTCCAGTTAGGTGAGAGTCCACCGAAAGCGTGGGAGTATGTCAGAATCAAAGTCAAGCGTCGTGACCGATTGCAAACTGCTGCGGGCGCATGCAGATCTGCTATGTTTGCAGCAGCGTTCGCGGTACAAGCGTCCAACATGCGGGCCGCTGCTAACCATAGGATACAGAGTTCGGGCGCACAAATAACAAAAGCTGTCCAACGCAAGATTTGGGATATTCAACCAATAGGGGTATCACAGTGGGTAGTACAGCCACTAAACATCCATGACGAAATCCACGTCGCACAACGACCAGAAACTGTAGATCAAGTCGCAGAGATAGTACGTGATGAGGTTGAGTCCTACCGGGAGCAAATCCCATTGATTAAAATGGAGTGGACAAAGGAGGAGAAATCTTGGGCGGACAAGTAAACATTTTTCGTAAACTGCATCGTCTGATATTGTGCGATTACAGGAGCCAGGACCGTTTGATACAGAGCGATGAGTTCACTGAAGTATGGAATATCTCCAGCGATGGGGAGCGCGACAAATTCACGCATTACATTGACAAGGCTGACCCGGATAAGTTGCGTCTGTTGATGGAGAATATTTTGATTGGAAGCGGATTGGATAAACGACCGTTTGATTATTTACGTAAAATGGCCAGTATGCGAGGTATCAAGTATTATTCTAAGATGGGCAAAGCCGAGTTGATTTTAGCACTTCAGGAGTGAACATGCCAGAAGCTCTACAAGTATGCCATGAGAAACTGACTGAGTTGTTGGACGGGATGCGTCCTGTTCTACTAGCGTCCGGGGTTCCGGAAAAGAGGTTACAAATCAATGTAGAACGGAAGAAGCTACGTACACTAGTCGACGCTTACGATTGGCTTCACGACTTGTCAATGTCGCACGAGTTTGCTGCAGCGGTCAAGGCGCGCGCCTTAGTTCCAGAAGAAGTGTGGAAGCGGTACACGTTGTTGGGGATAAAGGATCTCCAGGAACAACAGATTTGGGCCAAGGCCAAGGACGCACTTATAAAGAAGTGGCGCAACAAACGACCCAATATCTTCGGGAGGCTACGGTGCAGAAACAAAAAATCACTAGCAACGTAAAACCAGAAACTATTTTGCAGCGTAATATAGAGATGTTTTTGAGGGAGCGTGGCTGGGTCGTGATGCCGACCACAGGTAACCTGTATCAGCGTGGTTTTCCTGATTTGTACATTTTTCAGCGGAAGTACGGACCACGGTGGGTTGAAGTCAAAATGCCTGTGAAATGGAAGTTCACACCAGCACAGTGGGAATTCTTCCCTCAAATGATCGCTGGCGGTATCGGAATTTGGATAATGTCAGCGGCCACGCAGCGTGAGTACGATAAGTTATTCAAGAAGTCAAACCTCTGGATATACATGGGAGGATACGACAAATGAGTGAATATGGTATCCTACGCATTGAGCATATATAGGATGGGAAAACCGTAGAGAGTTCAGAATCAAAAATACCAATTGTTACTGCCGGCGTGAATATAGTCATAGATGTGAACTTCGATGACATTGACGTAACTAGGTCAGTCTATTTTCCTGGAGTATACTACAAATGAGAATACGTTTCCGTTGGGATTGGCTATCTGTGCTATTTGGTTTCGAGTATTGCACATGCTCCAAGGTATTCCATATTTTCGTAGCGTTCTTTTCTATTATTATCGAGTTTCCTTTTTCAGAAAGTGACTTCAAATGAAAACCGCATTCGTGATTCTAAAACCAGACTGTGTAGCACGCCGTCTAGTGGGTGAAGTGCTGTCCAGATTTGAGGCCAAGCGTTTCGATATAATTCGGATGCGGATGGCTCGCAAGAGTAACGAATGGGCATGGCAGCATTATGGTCATTTGCCGCCAGACATACTAGAGAAGAACGCGCATTTTTTAGCACTATCGCTTTTGATTGGTATCGTACTCAAAGGACCAGATAATATCGTCGGTCAGGTAAGGGCGATGGTGGGTTCAACTGATAGCGCCGACGCTAGACCTGGGACGATTAGGGGCGACTTAGGTGGTCAACCGATCAGGTTCAACATTATTCATTGTGCTGACCCTGACCAAGTTGACCTTGAAATCGAACGATTCTGGGACCAGGAGACCGATCATGTCTATATCTAGTAAGATCGACCACACATTACTTAAGCCGACGGCCACGTACAGAGACATTGTTGATCTTTGTAGTGAGGCAATGGACTACGGATTCCGGTCAGTTTGCGTCAATTCATGTTGGGTGCATGACGCCGTATGTGAGTTGGATAAGATTCCTGTGGCCACGGTCATTGGTTTCCCTTTTGGTGCCGCTTCGATTGATTCTAAAATCGCGGAGTGCATTGCCGCACGTGTAGCAGGCGCCACTGAGTTTGATGTAGTCTGGAACCTTGGACTCTTTAAGTCCGAGCGTTTTCTGGATGTTATGCTTGAACTGCGAACTATTGTTAAGATTGTCGAGCCACTCAAGGTCAAAGTGATTGTAGAATCAGGATGGCTTTCTGAGGACGAACAGAAAACAGCGCACTCCATTGTCCTAGATTCCGGAGCCCAGTGTATCAAGACGTCGACTGGGTACTGCCCTGATGATGACTGGGCTAGAAAGGTAGCCACAGTTAAATTATGGAAGGAACTTGGCGGTCTGGAAATCAAGGCGTCCGGCGGCATCAAGATTCTTGGCACAGTTAGTACTTTCCTAGAAGCCGGAGCTGACATCATCGGAACCAGCAGCGGCGTCAAGATCTACGATGAGTGGGAAGCAGAAACGGGGAAGAACTGATGAAAGTATTAACCAAAATGCCATTTATTGGCGGATCAGTACACTGCCAACCGGGCGACACTATTTCCGTCAGTATTCACGGGAAACAAGTGCTGACGGCGGAAATTGAGGAAGAGCAAGTTTTTGACACAGCCATAGTGGTGGAAGAATTAGAGTATTTAGGCATGGAACACACGGGGGTACTTTATCGGTGAAGACGCTAGCTAAAACGAAATTGAAAAAAGAAGTGCCCATTAAAGGGCTCGCGGTAACATGGCGTGAAACACGAGGAGGACGTAGCAGGACACTTTGCACGCTCCCAGTGACTGATGAATACAAATTCAACAGTCTCGCTATAGTCCAATTGGACGGCGAAGAAGCAACAGAGTTGGGGTTGAAAACTGCGCTTGGCGTCATTATGGGAACAGAAACGGAGAAGAAGCAATGATCGGAATCTTTGTCGACACCACAAATCTGTATCGTACAGTTCACAAGAAGTTCAAGAACAAGTTGTGCTACGATCTTTACCGCGAGAAGGTTACCGACCTTTTTGGGGAAACCGAACTGAACCTAGCCTATGTTATGCAGATCGCCAATGAAGCCAGTGGTTTCATCGGGTGTCTTAGGGCCGCAGGATTCGTCACCAAGACTAAGCGCCCACTGACTTTCAAAGTCGGTGATCGTGAAATCAAACGCTGTAATTGGCACGTCGAGATGCTAATTGATATGTTCCGCAACGATGATCTGGATTGCGTCATTCTCGGATCATCAGACTCCGAACTGCTGCCTCTGGTAAAGTTTTTAGAGGAACAGGGTGTCAAAGTCGTGATCCTAGCGTCCTTAATTCCGAAGAGGCTAGCGGAAGCCGCCAGCAAAGCTATCGAAATCACTGAAGACCTTTTGGAGTGTCAAGATGAATGATCTCATGGCGTTGTTAGGACGCTTTAATTTGGTACTTACAATCAGGCCTGATGGCTCATGGAGTTTGCACAACATTGATAAGGATGGGCATTTCTCCGGTGGACTCATTAGCGATCTAATTGAATATGTAGAATATGCGATTCACGATAAGCGTCTAGTTTCCAAGGTTCCCGAACGAGGAGATCTACGTGATTTTGCAACGTAATCCTAATGCTTGGAGTTGTCTGCCGACGGCGGCGGCCATGGTGCTGGAAGTCCATAAGTGGGCGGTGATCGAGTATATTGGTCACGATGGCGCGGAGATTATGTACCATGATCTAAAAGACCCAAATGGTCGCCGCGGATTTCATATGCAGGAGATCATTGACGTTGCGACTCTAAACGGCATGGCAGTCACGCCAATCCAACCAGTTCCGTGTTCAACGCCGGGGCCGGAGTCTTTGGCGTTTGAGGTCGATTTCAAAATCAGCCCCGCTGAGCGTCTTGATCAGTATATGTCCGGAACCATTGGTATTATTACGGGCGTGATCAATGGAGTAGGTCACGCTGTCGCGTGGGACGGGACAGAATGTTACGATCCACGTGGTCGGATTTGTGATCTTGACAGCTTAGGGATGGACATTGATTGCTATTGGCTTTTCCAAATGATCGCCACCGCAGAGTGACAAAATCAAATCAATTTGATCCTTCGCGTATAGTATAGCGCCTAATTTTAACTTGACCCGAGACTGAAAGTATGGTATACTTGTATAGCGGGAAGGTCCGCGCTTCAACTGGAAAATGATTTGATTTTGGGAGACTGCCAATGCTATCAAGTCGAGCCTACAATTTGCTACGTGAAGTGATTCTGAAATCAGAGATCGCTGTGAATGACGCCAATTATGCTCAGGAATTGCATGATATATCCCACCCCTATGTGCTGTGCATACACCGCCCATCACGCCGCGCCTTCATTCTCAATCGCCGGTATCTGCACATCACCGACGTTTCTTTCTGCGCACCGCCTGACGAGTTCGTTGAGCATGCTCCGAACCATCTTTGCGCGTCAATCGAGATCCCACAATGGGCTATCGATTGCGCCCATTCCGAGTTCGATTCCTATTGGCTCTATTGAGGTTGAAATCATGAGTTATGACGAAATCTTTGAGGCTGCCGGCGTTGATCCTGCTTTTGGCAATCGTTTTCCCTGGTCAGACGTACTGCAACTGCTGGATTACTTTATTGAGAACTGGGAACCTAGGAAACGCGCCAGTAAGGGCGAGACAAACTTCACACTGCAGCGAATGGGACACGTCCCGGCCGAAGATCACGCTACAGCCGATGCCCGAGAGTATCGTCGTCCATGTATACGCGTCGACACTGCACGGACCTGACTCGGAAGTCGCGAGATTCCAGCCGACCGAAGAGGGTTGGGCCATGGCCATCCGTTTGTATCAATAATTTAAGGAGTGAAAATGTTGTTAAGTGATTTGCTCAATCAAAAAGCACAGGACTGGTGGTACCACAAGCAACTGCGTGATCAGGGCGATACCGAAGAGGCCCAAAGACGTGAACGCTTGTCGATCCTCTCTACTTTGATAGACCTCAAAGACGCGAAGAAGAATGGTGGCTGGTGCTCCGTAGGTCGTGGTAGCTGGACTCTCCGCCCGAGGCCAGGTGTCACCGTTTCTTGTGTTGGTGGCCTAGATTCCGTATATCCACAAGCCTGCCTGATTATGGGTATCCAGCTAATCTACACTACAACCATTCCTGATTCTGAAATCATGACGTCCATCCTCTTTCCGATGGCCTCTTCAAGTCCGGACGCCCCACCTTGGGGCTCCTGTAGTTATGCTCCGGTAGCAGTGGTCGCCGCACTCTACTCCGCGCTCGGAGCCGTGCTATACAACATCAAGCCTGACTATGAAGGTGTGAAAAATGTCCAGAACCTGCCGGAATCTGTAAGAATGCTCTGTTACCAACCCAGGAGAAAGTATGTACGTTCACCCGAATTTCAAGACCAAGAAGGCTCTCAAGCAAGCTGTCAAAGACGGTAAAGAAATTACTGTCTCGAACCTTGGACCCTTTGGTTGTCCGCCCTTCAATGGTTGTGCGGCAATTGAAGGTCCACATTACCCCGAACCGCATCGTTGGTATGCCGAAGTCGATATCGAGGATGGCCTCGTGGTGGCGGTATCATGACCAGACAAATCGTTTCAATGACGATTCACCGTAAGGGTGAACTTATTATCCGTGACAAAGGATGTATCGTCCACAAAATATCAATCAAGAAGGGTATGGATGTCAGAATCAATGAGGACGTACGTGCCCCAAAGGAGAAAGTGCCTGATGGCCGCTAAAGAGGAACCGCAATGATTGTAGTATCGAAAGGAGTCTTGATCCCGTTCAAGGGCCTGATACTGGACCATTACCGCCCGGAATCAGATGATGGACTTCTTGTAATCTGCGAAGCTTGTTTCAAATGGCTTATAGCCAGAGGAGATCCTGATGCAATACCTGGCTACCGCGACCGCTCTGAAACCCACCGCCGACGGACATTCTGCCATTGTCGAGATGCCTAGGTTCATTCTTGATTCTGAAATCGAGGATGTGACTGAGGAGAATGTCTTTACCAAGGCACGAGAAATACTTGGTGACCCAGAGCATGTCAAAGTCATGGTTATGCAATACAACCCGAAGAAGGAGAGAGTATGAGTTGGCCAATTGAAGCTGTTGTAGGTCGCTTGGTAGACGGTAAAGTACGCGCGATACCAAGCAAATGTAAGGTCGGTCTTATTGACGGTAACTGGTGGATGATCACCACATTTGACAAGGATGTGACTTTCAAATCAGGAGAGGAACTCCAAATCTCTTACAAGTTGGACAAACCGTGCAAAGACTCTTCCTAATCACGAACAAACACCCCGGACGCGATGTTATGTGTGGATGTGTCATACGAGCAAAATCACCGTCGGCAGCTAGGAGACTAGCAGCCGAAGGCGATGAGGGCAAACGACTGTGGTTCGATCCCGTCCAGTCCGCGTGCAAGGTACTAGACCACGAAGGTACGGACGGAATTATTCTCCGAGATTTCAACGCGGGGTAACAACATGCCGTTTTCACTAAGTTTTGGCGATGACTTCTTCAATGCAATCCACGGGCAAAGTAAGCCAAAAAGCGTCTACGAGGCGCTTCAGCAAATGCCTGATGATGATTGGAACGAGATGTGTGCGTGCATCTTCCCGGACGCGCCGGTCGACATGGTTGATCCTGACGACGTGGTTACTTACATCCGGGAAACCAACACGTGTACGAACCTTGACAGTCCAGTCGAGGTGTGGATAGACCTGAAAGGAGATTTCAGAATCAATGTCTATTGAAAAGGTATACCATCCTAAGTGCGTGCCCGAGGATTGGAGGATTCTAAAACTCACAGAACCTGCGGAGGTAGGTGACTTTTACTGGTCGAAGAAGGTTGGTTACTGGCTTCAGATCAAGGATGTTGATAACGAGTTTCCTAGGTTCCTGCCGGTGATACGCCGGGAGAATCCGCTGCCGACCGAGAACGAGTACATCCGACTGCTATACGACGTATCAAAAGGTAAAGTCACTGGTACGTTCGCCGGTATTCCTGAGTTGAAAGAGGCTTTTCGTTACGCCTTTTTGGTGCTGGACGAAGTCCCTCTATTCGTAGAGATGGCAATTGGCGGGTGTGTAAGTGGACACTTCAACGAATGGGATCAACTGAGACCGGGGTGCAGGCATGTTGCAGAAGCTCTTTCATTGCGACAAGGTACTACGAAGCGAGACGCTGGACGATCTCCAATCTCAGCTTCACTGTGCGGTCTACCCAGAAGGTCTGGTTCATCTTGAGTTCCTAGGTGAAGGGTGGTATAAGTCGGTAGTCGGTAACGACACCCTCATGATTCTGAAATCAGAAAAATCGTGGATACTGTTTCTTTGGAGGGATTTCGATCCCAGAACAATTTTGGAGAGAATCCTATGTTAGATGACATTGATAGGGCGGCCGCACGTGAAGGTTCCGCTATGGCATCGCTGGCGTCACACAACCACAGACGTAGAGGCGACGGCCGAAGCGATCCGCATACCGGACGCGTCAAACTTCCGAATAACGTAGACATAGACGTTGTGCGGATTCTGAAAATTCTAAGGACCCCAAATGGATCTGATTGAGCAACACAGAGGTATTGCCAGGAAAATCGCAGGCTGGTATATCCTCAAAGCTAGACATCTTTCTGATGATTTGAATAGTGCCGCAATGGAAGGTGTTGTAACGGCTGTCGACCGTATAAACAGGGGCCTAGTCGATCACGACAACTATTATGGATATATTTGCTACTTCATCCATCAATTATTAGGAAAGGAGATACGCATAAATGAAACGATAACACCCCCACAACGTCGCGAACACAGAAGCTGCATTAGACTCACGCTTCCGGTCGCTACAATTGATCATTCTATTGCTGTGTATGACGTAATGGAACAACTGAAGGTTGCAATCGACGGCGACGAATTGTTGAAGGAGATTGTTGATTTGAGAATCATCGGTCACACTGATGAAGAAATCGCGGAAATGTTGAATTTGAGTCGTTTAGTGATTCAGAGAGCTAGAAAACGTCTTGTCAAGAAAATGGAGAAACTCAATGTCTGAAGATCAAAAAGCATGGGCACAGAAATTTGGCGAAACTATCAAGCAGACGCCGGCCGAAGGCACAATTTTGAAGCCCTTGGAAAGTGACGCTAACGCGATTTTGGTGGTCGAACTCCACGAAGGTTCACCACCATTCGTCTACGGGCGAGCGTATGTGCCTGAGATTGTGGGCCAAGAACTTGGATGGTTCCTCCACAGTTCCAAGAGTACCGGATTCCACGGGTGGAAGTGCATTTTGATGCCACGAGCACGGTCTGAACTCTTCCAGCGTCACGGCCTTGCGGACGAAATCATTGAGGTCAAGAGCTTGCTAGTAGTACGGCAAAGCAACAGCAAAAAGTCCCTGCTGTGCGAGGTTCACGAATATGTGGAGGTCGAGGAGTCCGAGTGAACCAGTTGACTGTTTCCGAAGAACTAGAACTATTTGGAGGTGAAGATGTTTTACTTGCAATGGAATTTGCCGACAACCCGTTACGGTGTTTTCAACCCGGACACCTTGGATGTTACGTGGTCAATCCACAAGGAAAAAGCGACCAGACTGCATCAGAATGCAGCCGAAGCGTGGTTGAAAACGTTACGCGGCCAAGACATCGAAGCAAAATACGAGGGAACCCGTGAAGAAGTTCGTGTACCAGTTGTACAATGACTGCCGTTGCGCTGTAGTCGTATCGTCGGATTTACACTCAGCAAGATTCTACGCAGATTTTTGGTCACGTCAGCCTAATTCTGGATGGCTGAAGGCTGCTGTAGTTCAGATTGCTGAGACCAGTTCTAATCAAGTCAGCCGTGTACTATCTTTGGAGAAATGACATGTTCTATCTTCGTTGGACATCCGGAAAATTCGCCCGTACCATGTACGCTATTGTCCGTGACCAGAAAGTGACTTGGACAATCACGTCTGCCAATGCCACCAAACTCAAGGAAGCACGAGCCAGGCTTCTGCTAAGGAAGTTCAAGGGCGGAAGGGTAGAAATGGTGGCTACAGATGAAATTTGATCGACACGATGGCTTTATTAACACACTACTCTAGGAGAAATCATGAACAATCTACCTAAAACGCTTGTGGCATTTGACAAAAGTCAGGGACAAATTATCCTGGCATTTGATGACAAGACTATCATCAAGCTGGTAGCGAACTGCGACGAAGGTGAGTGCTGGTTAAGCGAAGCGGTGTTAACCAACCAGGAAAAAGTTGTGTACGGGCTAATGAGCGAAGACGCATTGACTCTGCTGAAACGAAAAGAATACGATGATCGTACGCAAAGCCTCATGGACGACAAATTGATTTCCGCGTGGAAAAACTTCCACGAGCACGGTCCAGAGTCCGGCTTCCCGAAACCCACGCGTCTACCGGAACACGTCGCCAATATATTCAATAGGACTGACTGGTCCAAGATTGATGGTAATCAAACGATGCTGACTTACCGCGGTATCAATTTTATTAACGAACGACCCACAGGTAAATGATATGGCAATAGTCAACAGAAAGTACGGCTACGTCTACCTGGCTGAGCCGCACACGGGCTCAAGGGCCTGCCTCAAGGCCCTTGAGCAGCACGGTGGCTTTGAGTATAACAACAGTCACCACGAGAAGGCTGATCATACTGCTGATGGTCTGATTACGTTTTCCGTTGTCCGGCATCCACTGGAAGTCCTAGCGACGTATTTCCATGAAACCAAGAAATCCTTCTTTGAGACAGTGCTAGCCCACGTTAAACGTAGTCGGGACCCCGGATTCTATTACCATGCAGAACAATCAGATCGTGTGCTTAGATATGAAAACGGTCTCGCTGAGGAGGTCAATACCTTCTTTGATACCATTGGGGCTCCACCTGTTGATTTTGAGATCACCAAACCTACTCCCGGAAAGAAGCCGTGGTGGGAATACTTCGACGACACTACTATCAGAATCGTAGAAGTCTTGCTTCCAGAGATCAAAGGGTTCGGTTACACAACCGAACGTTATTGGACCTATCGAAAAGATATTCTTCAACAACTGGAGGGACGATGATGGATAATCCTGTAGTCGTGGCTATTGCGTACGGTTGTTTTGGCTGGTGTATTGGTTCTGTGATCATCTGGATCGCTAAAGGTATTAGGAAGGTAACATGATTTACGTGCAACTCTGTCTGTGGATCCTTTTGACTATACTCTGGTACTGCCGGATGTGTCAATCCAAGTGGCGTGAAGATTTGCAAAAGTTCACAGCCAGGATGGATAGCCTCCGTGTACAAGCCGAAAGAACGCGGCTCGCCTTGAAACATAGTTCGACGCTTGATGGCAAGGCAAAATTCGACGTCTTCATGGCCCATCAAGAAAAGATTCTTCAACAACTGGAGGCACGATGAGCGGATACCGCGTAAAACACATCAGACGTGTAAGTGGTGAATTGCGTAAGCGGTACAATGAACTTTCACTGGCCTTGGACACCGGATGCGCTAGAGATAATGAATCTATCCAACTAGATGGGTTCAGAGTTCGTACCGCTGTTGATGATTTCAAGACCATTCTCACAGAAGCTAGGAGAATGAAATGAGCTATTACATCCTAGGTGTCGTCGTCGCGTTCGTACACACGTACCCGCGGACCAGTCAAGGAGTGATCCATGCTATGATTGTTTCCATGATTTGGCCATTGACAGTACCAGCAGCACCGTTCTTCTGGCTGTACTTCTGGGCTCGTAAACCGCGGCCAGAACGCGACTTAGTCGACGCAGCCCGCAAGCGGGAGTTATTTTACTCGTTTGACTCACGGAATCATGAACGGTACATTGAAGAACTCAAAAGGATAACATGAAACAAGAATACCTTATGCTAGCACAGACTTACAAGCCGATGAAGCATTACATTGCTGGTTGGCTTCTGAGTGAAAAGATGGACGGTGAGCGGGCTTTCTGGGACGGTGGAGTCACCAGAGGTATGCCGGCCGACGAAGTACCGTATGCAAATACTGCCAAAGACTACCGTTTGAAAACTCAGCCCGTGGCCACAGGACTCTGGACTCGAAGCGGCAAAGTAATTCACGCGCTCCCAAAATGGCTTGACCAGCTTCCTAGAGTCCCGCTTGATGGTGAGTTGTTCATGGGTCGAAAGCAATTCCAGACCTTAAGGAAGATCGTCGCGCAGCATGTACCTGACGAACGCTGGAACCGAGTGTCCTTTAATGTGTTCGATTCCCCTCCGATGAAAAGGTTCTTGGAGTGTAGGGAGATCAAGGTTCGTAGCCAGTACAGTTATTGGATTGAGCCGTCGGCTCGAAATTGGTACTGGGAACTGGCTGCGCATGCGCCTATCGTCCATCAGGAAGGATTCTCGAGGTCTTGGTTGGCCGCCAATGTCAAACAGAACAAGGTAGTCGTTTTGATTCCGCAAATCAAATTGTCCAACGTCCTGACCGAGGCCAAGGCTGAAGTGGCAAGCCACCTTGACGCCTTCCTCATGAATGACGCTGAAGGAGTCATGCTCAGGAATCCGTCGATTACGTGGGATACCATACGCTCGCACGGTCTCCTGAAGCACAAGCCGTGGTCAGATGCCGAAGGAGTTATTATTGGCTTCACGTCCGGCCGCGAAACCGAACGTGGCTCGAAACTGCGAGGTTTGATAGGGGCGTTAGTGATTGATTTCAACGGCAAACGCCTGGAACTCTCAGGATTGACCGACGAAGAGCGTAAGTTTGATGCAAACCACGAGGACTGGGCTTGGCACCACCCGGGTGAGGAAATGCCTGAGTTCACCGAGGGCGCGCACTTCAAGGTCGGACAACTAATCACGTTCAAGTACCGTGAACTCAGCGATGACGGTGTACCCAAGGAAGCAAGATACTGGAGGAAACGGTAATGTGGACGAAAATGTCAAAGTCTAGAGGCAACGTAGTTCTACCTGAGGAAGTTGTCCGTGGTGTGTATGAACTATCACATTTATTTGAATTCAAAGATCTTGACGCACGCGTAGTGGATTGGAAACTAAAAGGTGTTTGGATGGATACTGCGGGCTATCGTACTTCCACAAAATACGGTAGGCAACCAGTGTTCCTACATTGCAAACATAACCCAGTTCCATGCTGGCTGACTACCCTTGAAAAACTCCAACATGAAGATGAACTTGAGTTTTGGGCAAGACTGGTGCATCTTTATGGTTAGAATGAAAAGAGCCTTTCTCTGGACCATTGCGATAGCTCTAGTGTTAGCTCAGATTCTAATCTCAATTGCAAGGGAGCAATAATGATTCTACATTGTGACTGTAAGACGGCGCGCGGTATCTACAAAGGTACAGCCGGAGTAGATTACCAGAACCACAAGTACGGACACGGTAAGAGGGTGCATAATCCAACTAAGGGTGATAAACCCTCTTACCGGTGCACCATTTGTAACAACGAACGAGGCTCGAAATAATGGAAGAAACAATCATTTACATGCGAGACCTGGCCGACCGTCTGACTGAGGTACCTGTGTCATACGGGATCGACGAGTTAGATCCTGATATACTTGAATCAATTGCAAGCAAACTAGAGGAAAGATCTGAAAATCAACCCGGCAAGAGGGCCATGGACATTGACGGTAGCCCGATTCTGATCCTTAGCTTGGAAGAGGCTAAGGTATTACACCTTATCTTTGATGAAATCAGTATGACCTCATTCTGTCCGAACCCTTTAGGCGAAAAGATTTCTAGATTCCTGGAGGAAGTAATGAAAATTAACATGACCAATGAACTAGCTGAGGCCGTTATTGATGCGAATGCGTGTTGCGCCAGGGTGGGTCTAGATCCTGACTGCGCGGACTGGCAAAACCTGTTAGAATGTAGTCGTTTAATGTGTCCAGACTACCCTAAGGAGACAAAATGAGAATCCCTAAATACTTGAGTCCTACGTCCATCAAGCTGTTTGAACAGGACACCGAGAAATTCTTCTGGCGGTATTTGTGCGAAATCAAACAGCCTCGCGACCCGCAGACGCAACCTATGTGCGTCGGCAGCGCTTTTGACGCTTACTGCAAAAGCTGGTTGTATGACAAGTTGATTGGTGACGGGAATCCGGCGTTCGAGCGTGATGCCCTCTTCGAGGCCCAGGTCGAACCTCACAACTACGATTTCGCAAAGATGGCCGGAGAGCACGTGTTCGGCGCATACAAGCAGGAAGGTTGTTTGCGCGCTTTGATGGCAGAATTAAAGAAGTCCGTCGGCCCGCCGAGGTTCGAGTTCTCAATGATTCAGGAAGTAAGTGGCGTACCTCTTCGGGGCATTCCCGATATTTTCTTCATCAATGAAGAAGGTGCCCGAGTAATTTATGATTGGAAAGTCAACGGCTACTGCTCAACCAGGACGAAGTCCCCGATGAAGGGTTACGTAAAATTGATGCCCGGCGACAAGGTCCATAAGAATGCGCACGTCATCAACTTCCGCGGTATCATGATCAACGCTGCCATGAATCTTGAAGACGGCGACCGTGCTTGGGCCGATCAAGAAACGATTTATTCCTGGATTCTTGGAGAGCCGGTAGGCAGCGAAGAGGTAATCTTCGGTATCGAGCAGATATGCGGTCCTCCTGCTAAATTGCGATTTGCCAGCCATCGCCTGCGGACTAGCCCCGAGTATCAATACGGACTGCTAGAAACAATTGAAGAGATTTGGAAGCGGATCAACACCGGCCAGATTTTTGATTACCTCAACGAACAGGGTAACGCAGACCGTATCGCGCAGTTTGAAGAGATGGCAACTACAGATCGCGGGCACATAGCCGGCCTAGAAGGGGAGGATCGCGAAGCTGAGTTCTTCGCGAATTGCGAATGATTAACCATTTTCAACCGTTTTGGCCACCGTACTTGAAAGACATTGATGTCAAGTCGTACGAATACCCGTGGCTTGACGAATGGAATTCGTTAAGCAAGTATATTATCAATGGCTTAATACGCCCGGATGGTGAAGACTTTAGGGTTGTGGGCTTTTACGCCGTTAAGCCTGGAGTAACGTGCGTGATCCACAAGCTGGCTGTGAGGTCGTCCTTCCGCAAGCAGGGTATTGGTACAGAGCTTCTCAAAGATATTGAGGAGCGATGTGTAGGTTGGAAGTTAAATTGCATGGAAGCAGTTCTACACGAAGAGAATGCGCTCGGAATCAATTGGGCTGTATCCCACGGTTTCGAGGCCGCTGAGATCAAACCTGAACTCTACCCGGACGGCCGGGACGGCATCCTCTTAAGGAAAGAACTATGACAATTGAAGAAAGACTGTTAGCAATTAGGAAACAGGTGACTCTACGCGTAGGCAAGGACGATTTTACGCTCGACGTCAAGTACGCCGGTAACAGGGGCCACGCATTCTGAGAGAAAACAATAGACGAAGTCTTGGTGATGACTGAATTGACTCAAATTTCGGAGCAACCATGAACCTTGTAAGCATTGATCTTGAAACCTCGGGTCTTGACCCAGAAACGTGCCAGATTTGGGAGTTTGGTGCTATACTCAACGGCCCTTGGGACCTGGACTTGTGTCCTAGGTTCCATTGCTACGTTACCCATGATGTGTACCGCGGCGAGCCGTTCGCTATGCAGATGCATTCCAAGATTCTACAGAGGATCGCCGCACGGACAGACACTTACCGTTATCTGCGTCATGACCATTTGATTCGCGAATTTTTGAGGTGGCTACGGAAGTACAACCACAGAGACTTCAACGTGTGCGGCAAGAACTTCGCAGGATTCGATCTTCCGTTCCTAAAGAAGTTGAAAGATTGGAATGAAGTACCAATCCACCGCGGAGGTCGTGCAGCCATTGATCCCGGAAATCTTTACTGGGATCCTAAGGTTGACGGCTTTGCACTGCCGGATACGTTGACTTGTATGGGTCGTGCTGGGATTGATGGCAAAGTCGCGCATACTGCACTACAGGATGCCGAAGTAGTTCTGGACCTAGTAAGGAGAAAATGTGATGAAACAAGTAAGAATTACATGGAATGACTCGCTATCCGGGGACGGTTGGACCTTTAAGCGTGATCTGGATATGAAACTCGCAGAGATAATAACGGTCGGTTTTTTGGTTGGGGAAACGAAAGATCTGATTTGTGTGGCCGCTTCTGCGTGTGGCGTTAGCCAATTCAATGGAACAATGTGTATCCCTAAGTTGTGCATTGTAAAACAAGAGCATTTAGTGGAGGAGATAGATGAGCCAGATACAGAATCACTTTGAATTCCTGGAATCACGTTTCAATGACTTCATTGAGGAAGAACGCAAGGAAGCAGAGGAACGTGAAGAACGACTACAAAAATTCATAGAAGAATGGCGCCATCTTCGTGAAACGTACTTAGGAGAATAGGGATGATGGTGATTAAATCATGCAGCGGAGTTGGCGACCTAATTTGGTGCCCACATAGCGTGAGTTGTCGCGTGGATTATTGGGAGATAAAGGTCGAACTCACGCCGGATATATCATTCACAGTCTCCTGTGAAACACTCGAAGAAGCCGTGGATTCTGTACTCAAAAAACTGGAGAGAGTAAATGACGCTTGAAGAAAGAATTGTGGACCTGGGCGAACACGATCTAGTTCTGAGTTTAGCCGTGGAATTGCATCCAGCAGTCGGGAACTTCCACACTGTACATGGGCGTGAACCATACCCCTGGATGATTTGCATGACTCTCGCTGCAAGTGGTACGCTATCAGTGTGCGGGCGTGATATGAATGAAGCCGTTACGCGCGCCTCGCACGCACTTACCCAGGTTGCATCCTTTTGAGGTTGATATGAGAATCAAAATAGGAAAGCATATAGTCGTTGTGGAAAAACGGTCACACGACTATCACGCTAGCATCCTAGGGTACAGAGGGTACTGGGATGCTGGACGCTCGCCGAGTGAAGCAATTGGCAACTTAATACGAACCCACCCGGAGATGTTCCAATGCTAGAGGAAGTTGAAGCCCTTGGACTTGATCTTACGATCGATTACATGAACAAGATATGGTGCATTTCGACTATAGTTGAAAACCACGGAACAGAGCAAGGAATAGGAAAGAAATTTGAGGACGCCCTCGAAGTCCTGAAACTAAGATTGGCAATGGTTGAATGAGCCTTCTTAGTATCATCAAATTCGGCGGTAAAGTCAGAATTGAGCATGATGATAGTTGGCATGTGTACATTGATATCAATGGCAAAGAATTTTCTTCGCGTGAACCAACTTTTGAGGAGGC